GGAAATACGAAGGGGGTGGGGTCTAGGTGGCTGGAAATACGAAGGGGGTGGGGGGTCAATTTGAAATTTGTTGGACATCATTCGTGTGGAATACAGTGTAGAGCAGCCACGGGACTCCAAGCCCATAGCGGGACGGTGGGGGGCGGGTGGGGGAACTGGTTGCGCGAATCGTTTGGCGTAGGGGCGTTTTTCCTACCAGTAGGAAAGAATAGATAACACTTGACAAAGTGATTAAACTCAGGCATAATATAGTCATTGGTTTAAAGAGTGTCTTATCTCTACCAATACCTAGAAACTTTAGGGGATTTCAAATGACAAACGCAAAAACACAAAACGATTCAATCGGTATCATCAAGTCTATTGTGGTCGCGGTACACGCGGGGCACACGGCCTTGGAAGTAATCAACGCAAAGGTGAAAGAATGTAAAACCCTTGGTCTTACATTTGGTAAGTCAGTCAAGACTTGTGTGAATCGTGCAACCTTGCAAGATGCTATGAAAGGTACATTCAAAGGTGTATCGTCCAAGACTGTAGCGAATTACATTACCTCGATTGTAGGCGCGGTGAATGATGATGTGCCTTTTTCTTTCAGCGCGTCCAAAGGCAAAGCCAAAGGTGGCAAAGGTGGCACACCCGCTGAAATTGACGCGTTACTCGCAAAGGTGTTTAGCCATAAGGAATTTGTGGCACTCGCGAATGATATCGAAGAGTCTTACAAAAACGATGAAGGCACAATTCACGACATCATTCAGTCTTACCTAGAAAAACAAGGTTACAAAATCGAAGAATAATTCCTACCAGTAGGAATTTCCACAAACCCCGCGCAAGCGGGGTTTTTTATTGCCCGCATGGTTTGCGCCCTGCGGGCTTTTTTGTTTCCCCCCAGAGAACTGGTGGGAACTGGTGGGTCGCCATGCCAAAGCACCCATGCAACCACGCCTATGCAACTACGCGTTCTATGTTCTAAGAAACTATGCAAGTACTTAAAGTTCTACTCAAGTTAGCGGAACGTATCTTTTGATGATGTTTAGTAGCAACGAAGCAAGAACAGCACAGCAGAGAGAGAGAGAGATATAGATATATATTATTATTATTAGTTAGTTGTTCTTGTTTCTTTTGTTTCTTAGAAGTCTGGCTGGCAAATTTCCTACTGGTAGGAATCTTTTAATTTCAACGCTTTTTCCGTTCGTTCGACTAGCCCCAGCGCATTCCCTTTTTTGTCTAGAAACTATTTTCAAAAACCAAGTTTCAGCGAACACATAATTTATTTTCTATCTTTCATTACTAACCACGCACCTCCACTATCGTTTGACCCATCGTTCCGAGTGCGTTCCATTTTGGTTTCGGCTATAATCTCAAGGAACACAGAACACAAGGAACACCATGTCTCTAATCAACGACTTTACCACTTGGTACGCATCACCTGAGCGCACTGCCAACCCCCACAAGATGAGCGGAGTATTGCCCCAAGTAAAGCGCGAGATGTCTGCACTATCAAAAACCAAGTACGCAGACTTGTTTGATGGGCTAGATGACATGGCGTTGCCTGATGCCACGATTGATGCACTGATGGCGAACCGCGAAATAGACAGGCGCATCAACACAAGCGCGACAGAAGCCAACACATTAGCCAGTCGCAACCGCGAACAGGCACGCGCCCTGCGTGACGCACGCAAGAGCAAAGACATGGTACGCACAAGCATCGAAGCCAAAGCGAAACTACAAGACCTTGGTTATCGGCAATCGTTCTTTGTGCCCAACGAGTTAACGCACAATATGCAAGCCCTAATTTCTTACTACAACAAGAAGTTGGACGGCAAACGCTTTAAGAGTAAGCGGGCGGGCGAAGACCGCGCACTAGAAATCACCCGTATGCGTTAGTATTGTTTGCTACTGTTTCCCCTTGTTCTGACTTGACAAGCACCTTTGGTTGTGTTATACTATGTCTTAATAAGTGGGAAATCTATCGCGGTTTCTTTTTTCCTACCAGTAGGAAGTTCTTTAAAAACATACTAACCACAAGCCACCTAACCAATGGCTTAAATTACATCGCCCCTCGGAACTAATATATACGAGAAGCACATAGCGTTACTAGTTGACGCTTCCTTGTGTGAATGTGGCGTGCCGTAGGCAGTCGGCATATGACCTTGGTAACAGAGGTCATAGAAAATTGTACTAACACTTAAATGGTCGGGGTGCATCGCGCACCCCTATTGCATCGGATAACAACGGCTTCGCCGTGGTGCATAGACAACAGCAATCAACTATTCTTTTATGGGGCACACCCGCCCTGATGATTACTCGCGCCTATGCAATGACCCCGATACAAGCGGAACGCAAACCCTCACAAGGGAATATGTGCGAACGACAAGACCTATCGTGTATGCGAATCAAACCAAGAGTAGACGATGCGCTATATGTTTCACATGAAACATTGTGCGTTACAACAAGTTGTAGACAACTGCAAGCCTGTATGAAATAAGGTTTCCTACCTGTAGGAAATCTGTAGATTGTGTGGGCTTGTGGGTGCATACCGCACTACTTCGAAACTGAAAGGTACATATGGAAAACAAACATTTCTACGCGTCAAGCGCGTTCACTTGGATAACAACCACTGCTGAACGCAACTTGCAACAACTCATCAAGCACATGGACAAAGAGGGGTACACATACAACCTATTCCTCGTGCCCCTACCACACGATGCGACATACGAGATTAGACACTACCAACCGCAAGTAGAAGGTACGCAATGGCTCGGCACATTTGAAAAGAAAGGTAAACGCAATGTCTAAATTACAAATGCTCATCATCACCATACTAATGTGTGTGGCTACATACATGGGCTTTGCCCATGAGGGCTGGCTTGCCAAGCTGTTCTGCATATTCGCGGGCTTCTTTGCCAACTGGCTACTGTCTGACCTACTAGAAGAGAAAGGGGGCGATGATGAATACATTTCCTACAGGTAGGAAAAACCCACAGGTGCGTATGCGTAAAGACTTGGCACACGCACGCATAAGTGTGGCGGGCTATGACTCTATCGATGAACCCGATACTGGCATTGGCATCACATGGCTAACCTCGCGAGAACTAGTGGGGGCGGTTCAACTGCCCGACCGATGCACCGACTGCCCCGAGTACAACTTCAACCGCATACGCTTGGTAGATGGGCGCGTGTTCTTCATGGTAGGCGCAGACTTAGATTGGATTGAACATGACCCACTACCATAATTTAATCTGTACAACATGTTATTACGAACGCGTACCGCCTGCCCGAGCAAGCCTTGGGTATAGGTCGTGCCTGTCATGTGGCGAGTTGACAGCAACGCAACATAAGCATACAATAGTACCTATGAACAAAAGTAATTATATGCTCGTAACAGACATGGACATACTTAAACAACTCAATCCGAAACGGACTTAAAAATTCCTACTCGTAGGAAAAACGGTAAGCCCTGTGCCGACTCACAGGGTATCTGAAACTAGAAAGAGGTACGGTATGGAAACTTATACCGAAGCAGGCTACAACGCCGATGAAATGGAAAACATCTTTGACACAAGTGCCCGCATCATGCGTGGGTGGTGGACTGAACACCCGACTATCCCTAATGAACAGCATTTTCTCTGCCGTGGGTGGCATGCCCGTGAGCAGAACAACGCGACTCTGCACTCAGCAGTACGCAAAGCCATGCGTATGTCACGCCCCAAAGACTGGCAACTCTTGCTGTTGCAATGGCCTCATGGCGCAGACGCTGACCCCACTCGAATTGCGTATACGCAGAACGAACGCAAGGGTGAAGCCAATGTGCAGACTGTTACATCGCTTGGCAAGTACTTGCGCATGCACTTTGCCAACTTACCCGACCATGCCATTCGTGACTTGGTCGCGGCACACTCAGCGACTGGGTGCGAGTTCGTCCATACTACCAAGGAAATGATTGCGCACCTGCATCGTGGCCCGAGGTCGTGCATGGTGTGGGATTCCTACAAAGACCCTGACGAAAGTGGTAGTAGAGATGACTCGCACCCATACGAATGCTATGACCCCAAGTTCGGGTGGTGCATGGCTGTGCGTGTCGAGGGTGAGCAGACTGTAGGCCGTGCGCTGTGTATCGATAACGAGGACGGAAAGTACTGGGTGCGTTCGTACAAATCCACAGGCGGGTACTCACCAAGCGATGAGATGCTCGAAGCGTGGCTAATGGAACAGGGCTATGTCAAGCGTGATGGGTATGGTCGTGAGAAGTTGTTGTACATCGAGACATGCAACGACTTCCTTGCGCCGTATATCGATGGTTGCCACCAACGCGTGAATGTATTCCGTAGTCAGGGGTACATACAAATCACCTATGACGATGGCGAGTTCGAGTGCAACAACACAGACGGCACACCCTCACAATCCGATGGCGTGCAGTGCGAAGACTGTGACGAGTACTTCAATGATGGCGATGGCTACTGGGTGGGCTATCACGAAGACAGGCATATCTGTAGCAGTTGTTGCGACCGCAACTATACCTATGCGTATGGCTTGAGAGGTAGGCAGTACTACGTCGACTGTGACGAAGCGATAAGTGTTGATGACGATTGGTATCACCAAGACTGTCTAGGCGATAACGATATCGTTGAACTCTCGAACGGTGAGTACACGCACCAAGACAACGCCATGTGTGTCGATGGCGAGTGGTATCACGTTGACGATGACGACATCTGCACACCCGAAGATACCAAGGGTGAGATGAAACTCAAAGAAGATTGTTGGCAATGCACGCATACCGACAAGTGGTATACGCAATGGACTGAGTGCGTCGAAGTCAATGGCGAGAAGTTCCACCCCGATGTAGCACCCGAGTGCAACGAATAAACTTGAAAGAATATATGAATAAAAAATCTATGTTGTATGTAACTCTATGTCGTGCCTTGTCTATCAGGCGTGGGCATAAGGGTGAAGCCGTGAAATACTTTACCGACTGGCTTGCTAACGCTGTGCCTGAACGCTTGAATGAATCTATCTATGTCGATGCTATTGGCAATCTGCATGTGGACAATCGCCATGACGACACAAGTCGTACGCTGTTCGTTGCCCATGTGGATACTGTGCATCGTGAAGATGGCGCGAACAAGATAACCAAGACCAAGACTATGTGGTATGCCGATGGTGCGCCACTAGGCGCGGACGATGGCGCGGGCTGTGCGTTGCTCATGCATATGCTGCATGAAGATGTGGCGGGCTATTACATCTTTACTCAGGGCGAGGAGTGTGGTGGCATAGGTGCGACCTATCTAGCCGAACACAACAAGGAATTGCTAGGTCAGTTCGACAGAGCCATTGCCTTTGACCGCAGGGGTATCGATAGTGTCATCTCGCACCAAGGGTGGGGTAGATGCTGTAGTGATGCGTTTGCACAAGCGTTGTCTGATGCGTTGAACAGTAACCCTGACTTCATGTATTCGCCTGACGATACGGGTGTGTACACAGACACAGCAGAGTTCACCGACTACATACCCGAGTGCACCAACATCAGCGTGGGCTATGACAAAGAGCATACCGACAAAGAGTCACTAAACATTCTGCACTACCAAGCGTTGGCTGAGACTGTACTGGTTGTACCGTGGGACAAACTTCCTACTAGTAGGAAAGCTGGTGAGATAGATGACAAGTACTACAGCCCCAAGGCGTGGGCAGGGAACTGGTCGGGCGCGGGGTCGCAGTCGTTCGCGTGGTCTGACGGTGACTATGAAAAAGAAATGTTGTATGACGCTTTGACTGACGCAGAGTTCGGGCAGATTGATGACTTGTTTTATCTAATCGGTGACGCTTGCTATCCCGATGACCCTGAGTTTGTGTTTAAGTTCTTAGACCCACGCAAATTAAATAAAACCATTATTCAAGATGCAGAACTCATGCTAGAGACATTCGATGCACACACTGTGCTGAATGAATTGTTTGACTACTTGTACCACCCCACACATTGAAAGGTAACTATGACTAAAGAAGAACGCTTGTCACGAGTGTGCGACTTGCTGTTTAAGTTAAACAGCGAAGAAATACTACGAGATGGTGATTGGTGGTATGGCACAGACGACTACGACTTTAACTTCTTTGATTGGGGGGATAGACCGAATCAAATAGCCGTGGTTGTGTATGACATGACACAGGGGCAGTACTTCCAATACACACCAGAGCAAGAAATATTTAAGAAACGTATTTTTATAGGAGAGACAGCATGAAAATGTTTGTATTGTTTGGGTCTATGCGAATAGGCGATGAAGAAGTGGTCGTGCATAACATCGTGCATACCGAGTACATGGAAGAGAGCGAAATCGAAAGCAAAGCCTTGGCTCTGGGTGGGGCGGACTACCTAGCCCCGCACTACTACGATGGCGTTGTCACATTCACTAAGTTCACTAAGGAGAGAGACTATGTATAAGATTATTCAAACCCCCGATGGGTTCATGGTGCAAGACAAATACACAGGGGACTACATCAGCGATGAGCATGGCGACAACTTGTTTGGCGCTGAACATGAAGCACAGAAGCTGTTGTTGATAACGCGTATGCGTGATGCAATAAACAATCTGTTCGATGCAGTCGTGGAAGGCGATGCGGAATCGATTGCGCACCTAGCACAGCAGTACAACAACTTGTTCGGAGGGACACGCCATGACACTGTATGACACGCTATGCACTTGGTTGGACATCATTGGACAAACTCTTGAAAGATGTTTGACACAACCATCTTTTGAATGTAAACTTAACTCTGTAAACAAACTAATGGAGAAACTTCTATGAAACACAAACCTTTAACACGAGATATGAACACAACACCACAACCTATACCCCTTGCTATACGCAAGACAGTTGAACAAGCAACGAAACTTCTCGATGCATGCAAGGCGCAATACATCATCGTGCTATCTGATGGCACGACTATTAACAAGGGCGGTGAGTTGATTCAACTCATACCGCCTAAACCTGAGAAGCCACGCAAGGCTAGGTCACTCATGCCATACGGCACATACCGCAAGGTTTATGGGCCAGCCATGACAAAGATGGTTGTAGGTGACGTCGAAGTATTCCACCGCACACCTGAGATGGTTACTGCGGGCGTAGAGTTGTTAACCATACTGGGTGCTATATCTAGCATGGCATCGAGCGATTGGGGTAACAACGCCCATAAGATATTTATGAACAAGGACAACGACTCTGTTGAGTTGTTGAAAACAGCATGAAACACAAAAGCATATCGTCTAGCGCCATGTTGCTAGACTTAAACATCAGCGTATACACAGGCCGTAAGCAAGACAAAGCCACGGCTAACGAGGTCAGCGTAGCCAAGGGTGCGCGGGCTTCAGCCACATCGGTGCAGAAGAATCTGTTTGCTGAAGATACAGACTTGGAAGCTATCAATTCATTCGCAGGGGTATCACGTACTTGGTTGTACAACGTAACTCTGCCGTGGTCTGATAGTGGTACGCGTCTCGTACCTACTAAGGTATTCATGGACATAAGCCATGAGTTGGCACAGCGTGAGCAACAGTTCAATGCGCTAGTCGATACATTCGTCAACAATTTCAGCACCAAGGTAGCCGCGCAAGCGTTCAAGTTGGGCAAGTTGTTCGATGCCAAAGAGTATCCATCTGCAAACGATATGCACCGCAAGTTCGGGTTTAGGTATCACTTCACCCCTGTGCCTGAGTCTGGTGATTTCCGTGTGGACATACCCGCAGAAGCGGCAGTACAACTCAAAGAGAAGTTCGAAGCGTCTGTAAAGTCGCGAGTGCAAGAAGCTATGAATGCCCCGTGGGAACGCCTGTATCAAGAGGTGGTACACATCCGCGCCAAGATGCTACCCAAGGAAGATGGCAAGCCACAGAAGTTGTATGCATCCATGCTTGAGAACGCATTGGGTCTATGCACTACCTTGCAATCATTGAATGTGCTTGACGACCCTGACTTAGAAGCAGCGCGTAGGGCACTTGAAATATCTTTAGTGGATGTAGACATCAAGTCGTTACGTGAATCACCTGAGATGCGGGACTCTATCAAGACAAAGATGGACGACCTGACTGACAAATTTAGTTTAGCCCTTTAACCAACCAAGAAAGTGAATATGCAAACTTCAATGAACTACCAAGAGACAGTTGACCTGATTAGCGCAGTAGGCCACGAGGTCACCTGTATCGTGCAAGGCCACATCGGTTCTGGCAAATCATCTTTAATAGATGCACTACATCAGCGTTTCCCCAACCATCGCAAGGTGTACATGGATATGACTGTGATGCATGAGGGTGACTTCCGCATACCCGCAGTTAACCACGACACCAAGACAACCGAGTTCTACTACAACGAATCGTTTGGCTTACATGACGATGTGCCTGTGCTACTCATGCTAGATGAGATTGGCAAGTCACCACGCCCCACGCTGAATGCGTCTCTGCCCCTACTGGTTGAGCGTAGAGCGGGCAACCGATACCTACACCCTGAGTCGATTGTGTTTGGTACTACCAACAAGGGTTCAGAGAATGTGGGCGATGTGTTCCAAGGCCATCACCGCAACCGCGTATCGTTCACCGACCTAGAGAAGATGCCCGCACCTGAGTGGGTAGATACATGGGCACGCTTCAATGACATCGCACCCGAAATCATTATGTGGGTGGGTGAGCGTCCCGAAGCATTACACCCGTTCGATATGTACGACAACCCCGATGACAATCCGCTGATTTACCACCCCAAGGCACAGCGTAGCGCGTTCGTTACACATCGCTCATTGGCACAGGCTAGCAAGATTGTGAACAAGCGCGGTATGTTTACCAAGCGTGCGTTAGAGAACGCGTTGATGGGTACTATCGGTGCGCCTGCGACTGTGGACTTGCAAGCGTGGATACAGATGGGTGACTCATTACCCCGCCGTGCCGAGATTATTGCGGGTCCCGATAGCGCACCCATGCCCAAGGAAATCGCGGGCAAGATGATGCTTACACACCAAGCGTTGAACTGGGTTACAGAAGATACGCTCGACTCATGGATGGATTACATGGCACGCATGCCCAAGGAAATGCAAGCGTTGTTCTGTACAACTATCGTGAAGAAGCCCAACAAAGACTTCGCTATGGAGAACAGCAAGTTCACCGACTTCGCTATCGCTAACCAATACTTGTTTGCGTGAGGGGTGTATGACACAAGACCAAATAATCCAAGTGCTACACAAGGTTGTAGCAGAGAACCAGAACTTCACAACATGGACGGTATCAACACCGCACCTAGTGGGGCTAGTAAACCATGCGATAGAAGCCGAGCGTAAGCGTATTCTTGATGTTATCGGGGATAACCAATGCGAGTGTCGCTGTGCTGAAGTAGTAAGGGGACAAGCATGAACCTATCACCACAACAGCGCCTTGAGCGGGCGCATGTGTCGCTTATCCGCGACCCTGACTACATGATGATTGCTTGCATCATCATGTATGGGAAATCTACAGTAGTGGACGACCCCACAATGACAGCGCGTACAGATGGTGTCAATACCGAGTACGGCTTGCAATTCATCAGCAAACTAACTGATGCAGAACTTATGGGGCTTGTACTGCACGAGAAGATGCACTGCGCCTATAAGCATATGCATACATGGCGGTGGATGTACAAACAGAACCCCCAACTAGCTAACATGGCGTGCGACTTCGTCATCAACATACCCATCAACGATAGATACATACGAGATGGTTTTGTGAAACTACCCGATGGTGGGTGCATTGACGAGCAGTACCGTGACATGGATGCGGGCGAGGTGTTCCGTCTACTTAACAAGCAATACCCCAACGGCAAGCCACAAGGCGGTGGGCGAGGCTTCGATGAGCATGACTGGGAATCAGGCGAGTCTATGACCCAAGAAGAAGTAGATGAGTTGTCTAACACTATCGACCAAGCGTTGCGTCAGGGTGGCATCCTTGCAAGCAAGGCGGGTGCGAATGTAGACAGGGGTCTGATGGAGATGCTCGAGCCCAAGGTAGATTGGCGTGATGCTATGCGTGAGTTTGCGACCAACTCAATCATCGGGGACGACTACACATCGTATCGCCGTATCGACCGCAGGTTTCAAAGCCAAGACTTGACGTTGCCTACATCGTATAGCGACAGGGTGCGCCGTATTGTGTTGGGTGTTGATTCGTCTGGTTCTATTGGCAACAGGGAACTGGCTGCATTTCTTGGTGAGGCACAGGGTATTTGCGAATCGGTTAAACCCGAACTTGTCGATGTCATCTATTGGGGGCATACTGTAGCCGCACACGAAACTTATGACGAGCAGGCGCTGACCTCACTGCGTGAAAGCACCAAGCCCAAGGGCGGTGGTGGTACAGCACCTTCTTGTTTGTCGGACTACTTGAATGAACACAACATCAAGCCCGACTGTATCGTCATGCTCACAGATGGAGAGGTATTCAATGACTGGGGCAACAACTGGCCTGCGCCTATCCTCTGGTGTATCGCCGACAACCGACATGCTGTTGCTTCCAACGGCAAAACTATTCATATGTAAAGGTAAAGATTTGAAACGTAACTCTGAGTACATCTACCGCGTCACCTACGAGAGTGATGGGCGGTGGCGCGTCACCGCGTATCTAGACAACAGAAAAGAAATCATCGGGCCACAAGCCCTATTCGATGACGAACATCTGCCTGATTGGATACGCAAAGACGTAGCACTGCTAAGTATGGTAGACAAAATGGGCGAGATTAAGAGCATAGGCCACCGCGTAGGCGGCGCGTTCTGGCTCGTCTCGGAAACAAGTAAACACTTAATGAAACTAAAGAAACTAAAGGTAGACTTTGCACTAGATTTAATTAACTTTGGCTTTAACAAGGAGTATGCGACATGGGGAAAATTAAAAACTTAATGATTGAAACAGACGAAGAGCGTGAACTGTTTAACCGCATAGAGCGCGAGAGCAAGCAACGCAAAGAAGCTGTACTGCAAGCACTGCATGACGAGAACGAACGATTGGGTTTGTATAAAGATGCGTATGGCGAAAAATCTGCGCAGTTTATGTCTATCTCTGTAGATGACTATCTAAAACTCATGGACGAACTAGCTATTGCTAGGGTATGTATACGCGAGTTGGGTGACCGACTGGCTAAGTTGGAGGGCAAGCAATGAGACAAGCATTAGAACTGGCGCTTGAGGCGTTGGAGGGGGTTTTAGATAATTCTCCAAAAGTGCTGGATGCGTCTATTTCGGGCGGCTTGTATGAGGTGGTTCAATGCCGCGAAGCCATCACCGCCATCAAAGAAGCCTTGGCACAGCCAGAGCAAGAGCCTGTGGCGTGGAAACTCATGCCAAGATATGCAACCGATGCAATGCTTAAAGCAATGGATGAGTGCTCAACAGAAGGGTATGACGAGCGCCTATATGCAGGTCATGCCGCATCTGTTTACATGGCGGCTTGGGATGAAGCACCTACCCCACCACAGCCAGAGCGATACATAACGGATGCCATGAAGGTACGACAAGCAGTAGCGCAAGCATTGCTTGATGATGTTTATGCCGAAGAATTAGAGCAACCAGAAGCAAAACAGTCTGGCACTATTTCTATAACCACGTCTACGCCCGTTGCATACCTTTGTGAAAATGCAACAGGTCACAAATACTTTAGATGGAAGAAGCCATCAAGTGTATATAAACCAATTCCTCTCTACACCACCCCACCACAGCGCACATGGGTTGGGCTGACTGATGAAGAGATTGCAGATTGCGCTGAAAAAATGGAAGCATCAGACCCGACCGATAGTTTTTGGCGTGAATTTTTCAGAGGCATTGAAGCCAAACTCAAGGAGAAGAACACATGAAAACCAAGCAAGAAATCAAGGACGAAATTCTTGAACTGTATGGGGCATCCAAAGCACTGAGCGAAGCAATGGATGTGCTCCATGCGCAACGTATGGAAAAAAGCAAGCAGATGATGGCTTTGAGTCAAATGCTTAAAGACATGGAGAACAACGATGACTAAACGAGAAACCATAGTAACTTTTATCAAAGATATGTTACGCCCACGCACGATGCAAGAACTCATTGACATTGAGATGCGTGACGCATTCCTATCGAAGATGCAAGCAGAGAAGTCACTTGAGTACGCAACGAGCGTTGTCGAGTACAACCGCCAGCGTATACGTCGCCTCGAAGAAAGGCTTAAAGAACTAGGAGACAAAGATGCTTGAAACTATTGCATGGGTAGTCTTATTGATGTGCCTTGGTGGAGTGGTGGTAGTGACGGTTGCCGTGGCAATTTTTATGTTGAGTTCGGAGGACTAGATGAAAGACCACGAAATGATTTCCGCAATTACCTTGCGTGATTACTTTGCGGCACAGGCTATGCAGTCAATGAACAGTCGAGAAGATTACCAAGACGTACCCGCAGATGTTATTGCCTTGGACTCATACGCGTTGGCAGACGCAATGCTAAAAGCGAGAGAGGAATGAAATGCCCCAAGTGCGAGGGCGACAAGATAGCTATTGTCGAAACGATACAGAACGAAGAGTTCACTTACCGCAGAAGGTATTGCAAACTTTGTTTCTGTAATTTCAAAACCAAAGAAGAAGTATTCGCGGGTGCTTTGCCAAGTAAAAAACGACTGACAGAACCCAAACAAACAGAATACCAAAAAACTTTTACAACCGATAACCTCAACCGATTTTGGAGATAACTATGAAACAACTTGAAATGTTCCCCGAAACCCTGATTGACCAACAGTTCAACGGCACGCGTGCTGATGACCTACAGGTAAGCGGCAACCACTACAAAAATATGCCCGTGCAACCTTGGGCTGTAATGGAAGCGGTGCTGAAACCAGAAGAATTCCGTGGCTTTCTAAAAGGCAACATCATCAAGTACAGCATGCGTGCTGGTCGCAAAGATGGTAGTGACGATGCTGGTAAGGCCAAGCATTACATGCACAAACTAGCAGAGGTTGGCTATGGCCCAGACGCCTGAAGTTAAGGTCAAGCACGCGGTACGCACCATACTCGATGAGCATGGTGTCTATTACTTCTGCCCGCCCGCCAACGGCTACGGCAGACAAGGCATACCCGACATCATCTGCTGTCTTGATGGGCACTTCATAGCCATCGAGTGCAAAGCGGGTAAGGGTGTAACGACAGTCTTGCAAGAGCGCGAGATTGCCAAGATACGCAAGGCACACGGCACAGCGTGGGTCATCAACGAAACAAACGTAGGCCAGTTGAAAGAATGGCTGATGAAGATAGAGGACTTATATGCCCAAAAACTTTAGTGACTACACCAACTTAGTGCTAGACCGCATGGCTTCAAACCCAGAAGAGTTCATGCACCACAGTCCAAGGTCTAGATGGGGTACTCTGATTGAAAACTTGCAAGATGTTGCACGCAATCCCACAGAAAATTTTGCGCGGTCGCTCTGGGCACTACCCAAAGAAGAAATCGATGCGCTAGTTGAAGCGTACCGACACATCTACCTTAAAGATATGCACAAACATATGTTGCACCAAATCCTTTCTGGTTCAGATGTAACCGCTGAGAAACAGATGCTAGGAACAGCAATAGGCGCGAAAAACCTTATATACAAAGCCAAAGACCGCTACTCAACAGGGTGGGCAGACCCAGCGTTGTTTACACAAGCACAAGTAGGTAATGGTGGAATAGTTAGCGCCACTACCACCAACCCGTGGGCAAACGAAGAATACGAAAAAGGACAGACAGTAAATGACTCACCTAATCACAATAGATTTTGAAACTTACTACGACCAAGACTACAGCCTTAGCAAGATAAGTACCGAAGAGTATGTGCGGGCTGGCTTGTTTCAGACGATTGGTTTTTCTTACAAGGTAGATGACGCCCCACCTGTGTGGGTGTCAGGTGGTGAACTGCGGGTAACCACAGCCCTTGACCGACTGCCTTGGGCAGACTCACTTGTACTGGCACACAACACCATGTTCGATGGGGCTATCTTGTCATGGCGGTACGGCATCAAACCTATGGGCTGGCTCGACACGCAGTCGATGGCGCGTGCCTTGCATGGCGTAGAACAAAGCGTATCTCTCAAGAACATTGCCGTTCAATATGGCGTGGGGCATAAGGGCACCGAGGTGGACGATGCCAAGGGCAAACGCTTGGTGCAGTTCACCCCGCGTGAACTCGACCAGTACGGCGAGTACTGCAAGAACGATGTGCAGTTAACCTACGACATCTTTAACAAAATGATGGGCAAGTTTCCCAAGTCAGAACTAAAGCTGATTGACCTGACGCTACGCATGTTCATCGACCCAGTACTGCGCCTTGATAGCGTGCTGTTAGAGCAACACCTTGCTGAGACTGTCGGGCAAAAGACCAACCACTTGGTCAACGCCCTGCAAGCCGTAGGCCACAAAGACTTAGCCGTCAAACACATACTGGGTGACGAAGAGGTAAAGGCAGAAGTACGCAAGACGTTAATGAGCAACCCCAAGTTTGCCAAGATGCTTGAGTCCATAGGCGTGTCACCCCCCGTCAAGATAAGCATGACCACAGGCAAAGAGACATTTGCATTTGCCAAGACAGATGCTGCCCTACAAGATTTGCTAGAGCATGAAGACAAACGGGTGCAAGCGTTGGTTGCGGCTAGGCTGGGTACTAAGTCAACGATTGAAGAGACTCGCACCCAACGATTCATCGACATCGGCAAGCGAGGGTTATTCCCAGTACCGTTGAAGTACTACGCCGCCCACACAGGGCGATGGGGTGGTACGGATTCTGTGAACCTACAGAACTTACCCCGTCAAAAGCAAGACGAACCACCACCCAAACTCAAGCAAGCCATTCTTGCCCCAGAGGGTTACGTGTTTATCGATGCTGACTCATCACAAATTGAAGCCCGCACCTTGGCGTGGGAATCCGAGCAAGACGATTTAGTGGAGGCGTTTGCAAATGGCGAGGACGTATACAAAATCATGGCATCTGTTATCTACAACCAGTCGGTTGATAAGATTAGCAAAGACGAGCGGTTCGTTGGTAAGACAACGATTCTCGGCGCGGGGTACGGCATGGGTGGCCCGAAGTTTCAACTACAACTCAAAACACTTGGCACGGAGATTGACGGCGATGAGGCGAAACGTATTATTGATACTTACCGCCAGACGTACCCCAAGATACCGCAACTTTGGCGCGAATCCCAAGAAGCCCTGAGATGCATGGCGCGTGGGCAGACGATGAACTTGGGTCGCAACGGCTTGCTGACTGTAGACGCTGGTCCGAGTGGTGGGCGCATCCGCTTACCCAACGGGTTGTATGTGTTCTATAGCGGGCTAGTCGAGGTTGTGGATGGTGAGGGTAAACGCCAATTCCAGTACACCACCCGCAAGGGCACCAATAAAATTTATGGTGGAAAGGTCGTAGAGAACTTCACACAGGCAATCGCTCGGTGTATCATTGGCGAACAAATGTTACGAATTGCCAAGCGGTACAAGGTTGTACTTACAGTACACGATGCTATCGGTATTGTCGCTCGGCAAGAAGAAGCAGATGAGGCACGAGCCTATGTGGAATCCTGCATGCGTTGGACACCATCATGGGCCGAAGGGTTACCAGTCAACTGCGAGAGCGGGATGGGGATGTCATACGGTGATTGCTAATAAGATTCCAGCATGGTCGTTTTCTAGTCTGAAAACTTTTACAACCTGTCCAAAGAAGTATTACCACACCAAGGTAATCAAGGATGTGAAAGAGCCAGAGGGCGAAGCCGCCATGTATGGCAAGGAAGCACATACAGCCGCTGAGTTGTATATCCGTGACGATGTACCCATACCCCCAAAGTTTGACTTTATGCAAGAACCGCTTGAGTCTTTGAAGCGTATCTCTGGCACCAAGTATTGCGAAATCAAAATGGCTTTGACCGAAGCGTTAGAGCCGTGCGACTTCTTCTCACCCGACTGCTGGTTTCGTGGCGTAGCCGACTTGCTTATCGTGGACGAGGAGAGGGGCGAAGCGCGAGTCGTGGACTACAAACTTGGCAAGAGCCGTTACGCTGACGTTGGTCAGTTGGAACTCATGGCGTTGGCTGTGTTCAAGATGTTTCCCAAGGTGACCAAGGTCAAGGGTGGGTTGTTGTTTCTGACTGAGGGCAAGTTTGTGCCATCTGTTTACGAAGCCCAACAACAGCACCGCTACTGGGGCAACTGGATGCCCACCATCACCATGCTAGAAGGCGCCTATAGTTCGGGCGTTTGGAATGCAAAACCCAATGGTTTATGCAAGAATTACTGCTGGGTGAGCGAGTGCGCTCACTGTGGAAGGAAATAAATGCCATACGTAAATAAGCCCCGCCCCTACAAGAAAGAATACAAACAGCAAGTCGAGAGGGGCGAAGCCCCTGCAAGACGCAAGCGCGAGAACGCCCGTGACTTGTACGACCGCGAAGGTATAGACCGCAAGGGTAAAGACATCGACCACAAGGTGCCACTCAGCAAGGGTGGTAGCGCAGGCAAGTCCAACTTGCAGTTGAAGTCGGCATCCGCCAACCGTTCGTTCAGTCGCAACAGCGACCATACTGTGAAGGTGAACAAACCCAAGAAAAAATAATTCGTAGTCTGTAAGGTGAGAGTGAGACTACGGGGGCGCTTTGTTAAAGTTTGATACCCTTTTAACCCCACCAGCTAAAGCCTATTCCCCTTTCTATCGGTATTCCGAGTAGGTGATTTAGTCGATTGGTACCCGTAAGGTACCACCCAAATCTTCAAACGACATTCGCGTTTGGAGCGATTTGCTATTGGAGAAGACATGGAAATCATTGAAGGTAAAGCATTAAAACTAAAACTGCGTAACCCGCACAAGGTGTTAAACGTAATCCCAAAGAGCGCATTGCTAGAGGAAGGTGACGTAAGTACTGTCATGGTGCATTGGGGTTTGGAAGAAGCACAGGTACTTAAAAACTTACGTATCAAGAACGTGCCATCCCCCATCGTGGCTAGGTACAAGTGGCCCGGTATCTACCAACCATTCACCCATCAGAAACAAACTGCCGCGTTCTTCACCATGCACCGCAGAGCATTTTGTTTTAACGAGCCGGGCACAGGCAAGACGCTATCCGTTACATGGGCTTGCGACTATCTGATGAACACCAAGCACATCAAGCGCGTGCTAGTCATCTGCCCACTATCTATCATGCAAGCCGCATGGCAGAACGACATCTTTAAAGGGGCGATGCACCGCAAGGTAGGCATAGCCTACGGCAGTAAAGAAAAGCGTAAGCAAGTCATCAACTCAGATGCTGAGTTCGTCATCATTAACTTTGATGGTGTAGCTGTGGTTGAAGACGATATAGCAAACGCAGGCTTTGACATGATTGTGATTGACGAAGCCAATGCCTATAAGACAGCGACCACAACCCGTTGGAAGGTGTTGAACCGCATATTGAAACCCCACATGTGGTTGTGGATGTTGACGGGTACGCCCGCTTCGCAGTCGCCCCTTGATGCGTACGGCCTAGCCAAGTTAGTTAGCCCATCTACTACACCCCGTAGTTTCACTATGTATCGCGACCAAGTGATGCATAAGATTACCCAGTTCAAGTGGGTGCCCAAGGTAGACGCAGAGCAGGTGGTTAACTCACTGCTACAGCCCGCTATACGCTTTACCAAAGACCAATGCCTTGACTTGCCAGACATGTTGTACACCGAGCGAGAAGTACCACTTACCCCACAGCAGACCAAGTACTACGACAAGTTACGCAAGGTCATGGCGGTGCAAGCGGCAGGTGAAGAAATCACGGCAGTTAACGCGGCGGCTAAGTTAAACAAACTCTTACAGATTTCCTGCGGTGCTGTGTACACAGACAACGATGAAGTGGTGTCGTTCGATGCCAGCAATCGCATCGAGGTGTTGAAAGAAGTAATCGATGAATCCACAAAGAAGGTACTTGTGTTTGTGCCGTTCAGACATTCGATTGAACTTTTGTATGACAACCTACGCAAAGATAACTACACAGTAGAAGTCATCCACGGGGGCGTACCCGCAGGCAGGCGCACCGACATCTTCAAACGATTTCAAGAAGACGCTGACCCACGGGTGCTTGTCATACAGCCCCAAGCAGCGTCACACGGTGTCACCTTGCACGCCGCGAATACCGTAGTGTGGTGGTCGCCTATCACTTCCTACGAAACATACGCTCAAGCAAATGCCCGCATCCACCGTGCAGGCCAGACAAACAAATGCTTGGTTGTAAAACTAATGGGTAGTCCAGTAGAAGCTAAGTTGTACAAAGCCCTTGATAGTAAAGAGCAAGCACAATTTAATTTAATGGAACTTTATAAAGACGAACTAGAAAGGACTTGACAAAGTAAAGTTGTGATGTATGATTAACCAAAAAACAGCGAAAGGAAAGACATGGATATAACAGCAGACAAACTCGTACGGGCTTACATCAAGATGCGCGATAAGCGTGCCGAAATTAAAGCCGCATACGAAGCAGAAGACAATGAAATAAAAGAACAGATGGAGATGGTTGAATCTAACCTACTCGAAATCTGCAAGACGACTGGTGCTGAAAGCATCAAGACCGCGCACGGCACAGCCATTCGTTCAATGAGTACCCGCTATTGGACAGGTGACTGGGGTTCTATGCACAAGTTCATTCGTGACCACGATGCGCTTGACCTTGTTGAGAGACGCATATCGCAACTCAGCATGAAAAACTTCCTACGTGAAAACCCAGACCTCTTACCACCGGGTCTGAACGTAGATAACAAATACACAGTAACTGTAAGGAGAGCCTAATTGGAAACTGCACTCACGTTGGCGCAGGTGGCAAAGCTATTGCAAGTCGCCCCGTCAACCATCCACGCTTTGATTCGGGAGAAAGACCCAGCTAAGCGTATCCCGTATGTTCGCGTTGGTAAGAGTTATCGATTCTTTGCCAGCGAACTTTCTCGCCACTTCAACATGAACATTGACATTCTCAAGGAGCCAACAAATGTCTGAACTCACTCTGTTTTCCCAAGGCGGTAACGCCCTCCCAGCCCACTTCCAAAACTTGGAACTCGATGCAACAACTAAAGCCCTGATGGGTGGCGGTGGTAGCGGTAAGCGTGTGTCTATCCGTGGCGGTGTATTCCGCATGATTGTTGGTGGCAAAGAAGTCGCACAAAATGACGACCGCGCCATGAACGTAGTTGTGGTTCGCTCTGCTGAGAAGACCTCACGCAGTTACTACTCTGGTACTTACACAGAAGGTCAGAACTCTGCGCCTGTGTGTTGGTCTAACGATGGTGTTGCACCTGACAAGTCTTCAAAGAACCCGCAGTCTACTAACTGCCAGAACTGCCAACAGAACATCAAAGGTTCTGGTCAAGGCGACAGCCGTGCTTGCCGCTTCAGCCACCGCGTAGCGTTGGTATTGGAGAACAACATCGAAGGTGATGTGTATCAACTCACCTTGCCAGCCCAGTCAATCTTTGGCACAGGCGACAACGGCAAGATGCCACTACAGCAGTACGCCAAGTTCTTGGGTGGACATGGTATCCCCGTGACTGCGGTTGTGACAGAGATGCGCTTCGATACAGCAAGCGCCACACCGAAGTTGACGTTCAAGGCCGTGCGCCCACTGAGCGTTGAAGAGATGGCTACTGCCAAAGCCCAAGGTCAATCGCCTGATGCGTTGAACGCAGTTGTTATGACTGTTGCTCAAGTGGATGGCACTGATGAGTCCAAGCCAGCGTTGCCCGCTACCTTTGCCAAGCCTGCTGTTGCAGTGGCAGAGCCTGTTAAAGAGCCAACGAAAGTTGCCACCAAGAAAGTTGAGACTAAGAGCGTTGCTAGTGTTCTCGACCAATGGGCTGATGACGACATCGCTGAGTAAATTTATGGGGGCTTCGGCCCCCAAATACAAGGAATCATATGATTGGCTATTCACTATCAACAGTTCATAAGAACAAACAAGCAGACATAAAGAAGTCTGGCGTGCGTATCGGGCGCAAATGCATCAAACTTGGTATCCCAGTATCAACGATTGCAAAAGTAGCAGGGGTAAGTACGGTGGCGGTGTACGGCTGGTTTGCGGGAGACTTCAACCCCAAACAAAAAATCGCCGACAAGGTATTTGCTTACCTTGAAAAGCAGTAACCTATACACCCTTCAAAAGTCGAGCCTTCATTGGCTCAAGATAAACACCCCCTGCGAAAACCCAAGCCATGACAAAAACAGAATTTCTAACCGCAGTGCTTGCCAATACAGGCACATACTGCGCAGTTGGAATAATGCACGGCAAGATTCGCACACGGTTTGCAAATGACATTCCCACACTCGTTGCAGAGATTGAAACTATCCATAGTGCTGGCGCAGACGCGTACTTCGCGATGTCGTCATTCGACCCAGCAATCAACCCACCACGTAGGTTGGCGGCAAACGTATCATTCATCAAGTCGTTCTGGCTTGACATAGATTGCGGACCCACCAAACCCTACGCCACGCGGGTCGATGCGATAGCGGCACTCGGTCAGTTCTGTGCTGACCTCAATCTCCCACAACCTATCTGCATTAACTCTGGCACCGGACTACATACGTACTGGGTGCTAGACGAAGCGATACCGAAAGACATTTGGATTCCCGTAGCGAAACGCCTAAAAGAAGTTTGCCTAGAAAAGCAACTGCACGTCGACTCAGCATGCACCACAGATTCCGCCCGTATTCTGCGCGTGCCTGACACCACACACTTTAAAGACCCAACCAACCCGTTGCCTGTCGAGTACATCGCTGGTGATGGCAAGGTTGATTTGATAGAGTTCGCAAAGGCGCTGGGTGCAACAACCACCCAGTCTGCTGACGCGCTACCCTTTGAGGTACCAGAACACTTAAAGGCCGAGGGGCTAGACGAGACTAGCAAAAGCCTGATTGGTAAGAACAATACCTTTCGCTTTCAGAAAATCATCGCCCTCAAAGCAGAGGGTTGCCCGCAACTCAACCGCATACTAGAAGACCAAACCAACATAGAAGAACCCTTGTGGCGTGCGGGCTTATCGGTTGCACAGCATTGCATTGACCGCGACTCTGCCATCCACGACATCTCCAACATGCACCCCGCATACGATAGGGGGCAGACAGAATACAAGGCGAGTCTAACCAAGGGTCCATACACATGCGGTATGTTTGATACCCTGCACCCCAACACTTGCGGGTCATGCAAGCACAAGGGTAAGTTTGGTTCGCCCATCGTGTTGGGAAAAGAAATTGAAGCGGCTACAGAAGCAGATAATAAAGTAGAACAAGTTAACGCAGAGACAAAAGAAAAGCGGGTGTACGACATACCCGCGTATCCCTTTCCCTTTTTTCGTGGCAAGTATGGTGGCATCTACCGCAAAGCAGATGCAGGCCAAGAAGACGGGCAAGACAAGTTAGTCTATGAGAACGATTTTTATGTGGTCAAGCGAATGTTTGACCCAGCTTTAGGGGAAGTGTTGTGGATGCGGTTGCATCTGCCAAAAGATGGAGTGAGGGAGTTTTCGATACCGCTTACAGCGGCACTCGCCAAAGACCGATTTCGCGATGCGATTGGTGAACATGGTGTAGTAGCCCTTGATAAAGGCGTAAACGAACTCATGTTTTATGTATCACGTTGGGTAAAGGAGTTACAAAATATGGAACAAGCAGAAAAAGTTAGAACACAATTTGGTTGGACAGAAGAAAATACGTTCATCCTAGGCGACAGAGAAATCACGCCTACTGGGGTCAAGTACAGCCCGCCATCAACTGCCATCTTGCAGACTTGTGGTTTGCTGGGTAAGAAGGGTGACTTGGCAGAGTGGAAGTCAGTCGTTAATTTCTACGACAACCCCGGCATGGAAGCACAAGCGTTTGCTTTTCTATTGGGCTTTGGTACACCATTGCTGAAGTTCACCCAAGTGCGGGGCGGTATCGTTAACTTACTGAGTGGCAGTTCTGGTACAGGCAAGTCAACTGTGCAGATGGCAATCAACAGTATCTGGGGTGAGCCGTTTGACTTACTTCTACAAAATGACGATACATACAACTCAAAGATTTTCCGCTTTGGGGTGATGAACAACTTGCCTGTGACGATTGACGAAATCACAAACATGCGCGAAGACATCGTTTCGCAGTTGGCTTACGCTACAACCCAAGGGCGTGGCAAGAATCGCATGGAGTCACAAGTCAACGCAGAGCGTATCAACAACACAATGTGGCGACTGATAGCAATCACATCATCTAACGCCAGCCTGTACGACAAGCTGTATAGCCTAAAGGAATTTCCAGAAGGTGAGTTGATGCGTATCATCGAGTTGAAGATTGAGCGCGATGCCAACTTCTCTAAGGAATTTACTGACGCTTTGTTTGCCAAGTTGCACAAAAACTTTGGTTTGGCTGGTGAAATCTACATGAAGTATCTTGTAGAGAATCGCGCTGAAGCGTTGGAAGTTTTGCATGATGTCCAACTTAAACTGGATGCGGCGGCTGGCTTGGGTCAACGCGAACGCTTCTGGTCTAGCCTTGGTGCTGTTGCCATCACAGGCGGGTTTATCGCACAGCGTTTGGGCTTGATTGATATTGACGTTAAGCGCATCTTCAAGTGGCTCATAGCGTTCTTGCGTAAGGGCAGTACCGACATCAAGGCTATCCCAACAGACGGCATCTCTGCAATCGGTTCGTTTATCAACTCCAACATCCGTAGCATCTTGGTCGGTCACGACAAGACCGCAGACAACGGGCTACCCAAAGCGCCGTTGATGACCCCGATGAATGCGTTGATGATTCGATACGATATGGATACAAAGTGTCTGTACTTCGTACAACGTGCGTTTAAAGACTGGTGTTCAAAGAACCAAGTTAGTTACCACGAAACATTAAACGCGCTGAAGAACGATGGCGTACGCGTAGAGGTCGTGAAGAAACGTATGGCAAAGGGTCTGATGGTTGCAGCACCACCTGTAAACGCTATCCTGATAGACGACTCACTTAGCAGTGTGTTTGACGTAGATTCCATCATCGCTAAGACCACCGATGACGACAACCTCAAAGTCGCTTGAGGTTGAGGGCGTACAAGTAAACATAGAGTGGGGCAAGTTCATAACGGGCTCGTCCTTCTTTGTGCCTTGCCTAGACAACCGCGCTGTAGTTACTCACATCATCGTGGTAGCAAGGTCATTTGATATGAGAGTGCAGTGCAGGGCACGCATCGAAAACGGTATGTGGGGTGTACGCGCATGGAGAGTTGCGTGATAACATTTGCACGCGGCAAGCAGTTGCCGTTGTCTCTCCTTAACTGGATTACCCCCGACTAATCATCGGGGGTTTTTTTATTGCAGTAAATCCATCTCGCGCATTTGTTTCTCAATCCCGCGCACATAACTGAGAGAGTCGTTTTCATAACCCCGCAGTTCGTCAATAAGTCTACGGCGCTCTGCACTATCTATACCAAGTTGGGCATCGGTGCCTTGCTCAAGTACCATACGCACGCTACGTGTTTCACTAAGGTCTTTTAAACTCTTGTTAATTAGCGGTGCCATAGCAATAAGCGATTGGTTCTCTTCTAGAAACTTTTGCGCCTTTTCTGGGTTGTATTTCAGAAGGTCTTTAAACGTGGAATCCGCCTGCGATACACGTTCACGCAAGTCATAGAACTCAGTCTTAGCCCGCCCACCAACTGTGTCGTACGTAAAGATACTAGCAAAGGGTAGCTGAGAAATTGGGCGGTCAGGGCGCGTCGGGTTGAGCATAGCGTCTGTTATCAACAGCGTAGTTGACCCTGCCATACCGAACATACCTTTGAGCAAGTTGTCTATTTTGATTGGCGAGACGTTAGTCGCTTCGCCCAAAGACTTTGCTACTTCTGAGGTGGTAGATGTATAACGATAGCCCGGCAGTTTCTTTTGCAAATCAGTAGATTCCAACTCGCGTTGCAAGAAGAACGAGTAGTTAGCCATGTTTTCAATAACTGGGCGAACGTATGACGGTATCGTAGTTGGTGTCGAGTAAGCAGAGTAACCCGCTTTCATAACCCCAGACAGCGCATCCATTACGCTTTGTTCTTCGGGTGTACCCTTACGATTCATGTACTCAACAATACGTTCTGGAATAACTTTAAATAGGAATCCCAATTCTTTTGGACATGGTATTTTGTAATTGTTAGGTAGTAACCAATTGTTATCACGCTTCTCGTCCGTAGCTTCTTTGTAACCGTCATCGTCACTCATTGCGATTGCGTAAGCAAAACCCATTGCAGTCATCATGGCAACGCGACCCATGAATAAACGTCGTGCAGCCCCACGTTCTATAGAGGATGATGAGTCAATACCAGATGCGCTACGGTACAGCACATCCATACCCTGCGCGTAGGCGTTAAAGAACGGGATGATACGAGTTGCTACCCGCATTGAACCGCTAGAACCACGGCGTTGGAAGTTAATCAATTCGCGTGCGCGGGTTTGCGCTAGCAGCGTGTCGCCCTCTGGGTTCTGCTCGGATTTGGTATCCCGTATAGTTTCTTCGTACACAGCCATACGAGCGGCAAGGTCAGATGCTTTAGTAAAACCTTCTAACGTATGAAAAATTGCGCCAGCCATGCCGCGTTTTTTAGCACCAATATCTTTCTCGATTGCAGTGGTTGGCTTATAGATATTTAAATCGTAATCCCCTATAACACCCAGTTGTTCGAGTACTTTGGCGACTGGTGATTTGCGACCTGTCACTTCACCAAAGAACGCACGGGGTAAGTTGTACAGAGTCTTCATTGCTACAACTAGTGGGCGTTCTACACCAGAGTAAAACGCGGCGCGAGTTGCATCTTCTACAACCTGTTTGATGGCAAACGGTGGCATTGCGGTAACGCTGACCCGCAGAATCTTGGACGTAGCCGTTAAACCATTTACTAAAAAGTTGTTTATTTCGGGTGCTTGCTTAAACGCTAGTATGTCGTATTCGTTCTGCACTTCATAAAACACAGGCTTACCATCTTTGTACAGGCGAACTACCAAGTCTTTGTTTTTGGCGGCGTTGATTGTCGGATGCTTTTCTGCAAACCCTGACAACTCCATTTCGTTTAGCAGTTTGACGGAAGCGTTATGGCGCATGGCTTCTTCAACCATCCAGCCAAGTGTGCCCATATAGGAGTCAACAACATTCTTAACGCGGCGGTCAAGTGAACCTTTAATCTCTGGCGTCTTGGTCATCACACCAAGACCCTTACCGCGTGGCAACAGGTTAACGCCAAGGTCTTCAAATACACGGTCAAACGGTACGTACGCAGAGTTAGCCTTCCAATCGTCAGCCTGCTCTTTGGAGATACGGCCTGACTGCGCCAGCAAATCAATCGTATGCATACGGGTCTTATTGAACGTATCTTGTATTTCTTTTATTGCAGGGGTCTTCTGGTACTTGGCTTCTAGCGAAGCAATGTCAGCCGCAGTCAGGTGCAAATCAATCTTTTTAGCGCGTTCGGCATCAGCCTCTTTGTTTTTACCTTGCTGTTCTCGCAAAACGGCAGATACTTCTAACGGCTTGTTGTGGTTCTCTTGGATGTCGTAAGCGCGGTGACCTTCCAGTATGCTAGATATATACTCTTTGGCTTGGTCAAACGACATGCCCGCATCTTGACCAAATGCCTGTATATCTTTTAACGCCTGCGCAACTGAAGCATCCTGTTTGAAAGTTTGTACTAAACCATCTTTGTTGAACTTGATGCCGCCATCAACAGCAAAACTCATAAACACTTTGCCGTGGTCTTCAGCCTGACGCGCTAAGACTATGGGGTTCAAATTACCAAAGAAATCCCGTACGCCCATAGAAAACTTGTTAGATACTTTAGCTTCCACCGATGCCAATTTATCTACTATCTTGTGGCGGAAAGCGGTAAATAGCCCAGAACTTTCTGCGGCGCGATTCATTCCCTTTAAACTGTCGTTTAGCAAACCGCCCACCGCAGGGGCGGCGGCAGGGCCATAGCTATTAGCGATACGATTTACTTCATCGTAGTCTTGTGGGGTAAACCCTTGTGCCCTAGAGAAACGTATATCAGGGTTGTTTATATCGTATGTGCCTCGGTTGCCTATGGCGGATTTTATTTGTGTCGGTTCAAAAGCAACAATTTCTGTGTATGGCTTATTGATTATTCCGTCATACCCCATTGCAATCAGTTTTGCTTTGTACTCTGGTGTTATGTACATTGAATCCGTGCGTGGATTTGTATTTGTTTCATTGCGTGGTAATTGTTTTTTCCCTAAAACAACTTGTTTAAGTTTTTCAAGCTTCGACATTTGTGCTTGGTCTTCAATAACAAATGGATTTTGAAGACTTAAATAAACGGGGTACATTGTCTGGCCTTCACCGCGACCATACATTGCCGAGTATTCTGGGTTGTCAGTGAAATAAATTCCTTCATTACCTATTGGATATGTCGCCCCACTACGACGATGTTTTTCAGCGCCGCTAATGATTTCATTGGAATCAAATCTTCCAGTGTGATAAACCACTTGAGGTGCGCCTTTAGCATCCACTACTTTGCTGTTGCCAAACCATTTGCGGAATGCGTCCGTAAATCCTTCGGTGCGGGACGCAAGGTCAGCCGTACCTTCCTTGGGAGCAGTAAACGATTCTTTTGTAAACGCGGCGTTTGCCAGTAAGCCAATCTGTTCTGGTGTGAAAGCGTCTACGCCAAGGTTAGTGCCAAACACACGATTGATAGTTGCTTGGATAGCGGCTTTGATTTGATTCCATAAAGCGCGGGCTGGACCAACAGTTTGCAGTTCGCCTTTTGCTTGCGCTTTGGCAAGTTCTTCGATGAAGTACGCAACTGACTCATCACCAATAACTTCATCGCCACGCACAATGTCTTCTTGCTGGATGCGTGACAACGCACGCTGTGCAAGGGCACGGGCTGGACTAGCTTCTTTGCTAGTAGCCATCGCTTGAATACGCTTAATGATGTTGTTGTATTGCTGTACACCCAGTAAATTCTTTAGCCCTAAGTGAGCGCCTACTTCGTGTAGGGCAACCGCCATTGCGTCACCTGATGGGATGCCGTCAGCGTATAGCGTGATTGTCTTGCCATCAAAATAGCCACCAATTTTTTCGCCACTAGGATGCTTTTCTTCAAGTCTTACTTTGCCAGACTGCACCATACGGCGTAAAGCATTCGCAAGGATGCCCTTACCTTTTGCAATTTCGTCAGTCAACTCTTGTACGGTTTGACCTTGCATGACCTCTTGTCTAGAGAATCTTTCTTCTGGCTTGCCATACAGTGTGCGGTCAACTCCAGCCTGTACATTGCCAGCGCCTGATGTAGTCTTGGTAACTTTCTCAGTTACAGGCTCAACTGATTGGCGTAAGAGTTTGTCTTCGCGTACTGTGTTCTTGGCAATGTCGCCGCTGATAAAGTCTTTTACCCGTGCTTGGTTATCAGGCACGATGAACATCTTTGCGCCGTTCATCTGGTTTTCGTGCTTCTCAAGCATCTGCTTGAACGTAGCAGTCGGCACATTGATACAGCCAAACGAATAGCGAGAGTCTGCCGCCGAGTCGTTGTTAAGCGCTTTCAGTCGTTGCGGTGCATCGGCTTCTTTTGTCCAGACCGAGTGCATGATGGTGATAAACGCTTCGGTGTCATTGATACCAAACACCTTACCAAAGTCGTACTCGCCAGCAGTCTTACCACCAACGCGTTGCTCAATATTAAACAGACCAGCAGGTGTGACGCGGTTTGCAACAATGTCGTTGTTACCCTTGTACAAGTCTCCCACGCCAACCCCTTGCAGGGTCTTGGACTGCATCAACAACTGCCCGTCAGGGGTGAACAAGAATGTCCGTGCCGAGGGTTTGTCGTTGATGATGAATAACTTATCGCGTGCTTGTAGGTCTGCTTTGATAGCAGGCAGTATTGTTTCGTACGCAGTCTTTGCGGCAGGCGACATCAGCTTCGCGGCTTCTGCGGGTATGGTGGCTTTGACCGCTTGCTCTACCGTATAGGTAGCGGGGCTAGAGATAATCGCCGCTTCTGGCAAACCCATAAACGCTGGGTTGATAACCAAAGCCACAGACAGCATGCCAGACATGGCCTTGCGTACATACTTGTGGATTGCCTTAGAGACAGACTCAATACCTTCGTTAATAGCCTTGATGGTGTCGTCAACGAATGATGTCTCAGCAACCTTATTGAACTTGGGTTGCTTGTAGTGCTTTGCCAGCACCATCTTGTCAGCACCCGTCAGGGTCTTAACAGCGGCAGTAGTAGCCTCTGCACGTACATCTTTCTCTGCTGTTGATTCTTCTTCTACAGCTTCTTGTATAGGCTTAGACTTGACCTTTATGGATTTCTTGCTTTCGCGGTCAGCCTTCTTCTCGTCAATTAAATCTTGCGCGGCTTCTTCTTTGCTACGTGTAGATTCTTTTTCAATCTCTTGCGCCAGACCTTTGTAGTTCTTTGGGTCCCACGGGTCAAACTTAACTTCTTCTACGGCAGGGGCTTCCTCTTCGACAGGCGCGGCTTTCTTGCCTTTACTTTTTTTAGTAGTGTCTGGCTGTACCAACTGGTCAAACATGCCCATCTGCTTCTTAGGCTCGGCAGGGGGTGCTGGGGGTTGTACTTCTTCTACCTGTGGTTGTACTTCTTCTACCTGTGGTTGTACTTCTTCTATCTGTGGTTGTACTTCTTCTACTGGAGCGGACTGTTCAGCTTCTCTGACAATAGGCTGTCCAACATCCGGCTTAGGAGAAACCATTCCATTTCGTTTAACTGTGAGAGTTCGTCTGGCGGGCTTTCCTTCACCGGTTTGGTCAGGTACTTGAACGCCGTCTCCAACTGCGGATGGCTCAGTTTGTCTAGCATTTGTCTCTCCTTTTGTAATTTCTTGGGCAGGCGCAACGGCTTGGAATTCTGGACGTGCAAGGTATGCATCTATCTTTTCTTGTATGGGTGCGCTACGGCCTTGGCGATAGGCTTCGAGGATTGACTTAACTTCGGCGGCTTGTGCAGGGTCAGCAATATCTTTACCCATAATGCCGTGGTCAGGCTTACGGATAATTGCCGTGCGACCAATACCCAAAGCACCCAGCACATCAGGTGTGACGGTAGTAGGTACAGTTGTAGGTGTAAGGGGTTCTGGCTTTTGCACCAGCGTAGGCTCGGGGGTAACTGGCTGCTCTGTTACTTTTGGCTCAACGCGTGGCGCAAGCGTCATCTGACCAGCGGCTTCTTGTTCTTTGCGTAGGGCTGTGGCTTCTTTGGCTAGTGCCGCCTCACCACGTTGCATGCCACGCCGTGCGTCAACTTCGTTTTTAAATGTGGGGAAACGCTTAGTAGGCTCCGCTACGGGTGCCTCTGGTGTAATGATGTTTCCTTGCAAGTCACGCTGTGGTGGCAACTCTTGCCCCGGCTCAAGCATCGCTTCGCGCATCTCCATCTGCGGGGGCGCGGCTTCAAATGCGGCGGCAGACTTCTTCGCTGGAAACCCAGCCTGTTTAGCCAAGCGTTCTTGGTCGTCTTGAATGCGCTTTAACTCGCGAGGTACGCGGGTATCTTCTTCAACAATCTGTTGCATCCGCGCTTGGATTTGCCCACGGCGTGCTTTGGCTTCTTTGGTTTGAGAACCGCTAATTGCATCTAACTCTTTGCTCAGTTCAACGTAGTTGTCTGTGCGTTGCATCACATCCGCATAGTCGGTTGGGAACGCCGCCTTTAAGTCGGCTTCGCGTTGTGCGCGTGCCTCTGCATTGAGGCGGTCCATCTCAGCAAGGCGTTCTTTCTGTGCAAGGGTTTCTGCTTTAGCGGCTTCTCGCTCTTCAGCATTAAGTAGCTTCTCACCAGCACGGGCTTCACGCCCTTGCTTAACACCCATCTGCTCTTGCGCTACTGCAAGGCGTTTGGCTTGCTGTTCGGCTTCTATGTCTGTAGGCTTACCAGCAGGTGTAGAACTTCCTTGTCCAGCACGGCGACCCAATGCCATATCTGTAAGAACTTGAACCAATGCGCCTGTTGCTGTGCCGTAAGCGGCAGATTCACCTACTTGCTCAATGATGGCTTGGTCAGGTTTGTAAACGCCTTTGGCAATTAAATTTTGCGCTATTTGTGCGGCGGCTTCTTGCAAACCTTCTGCACCACCCGTAGCGGCGGCGCGGGTAAGCGTACCCATGATGCCTTTTTTAATTGGGCTGGCTAAGTTATCTATAAAGCGAAACACGGGTAACATTTCTGTTACACCTACTACAGCACCAAGAGCAGTAGCCCCCGCACGCTGTCCACCTGTTGCACCTTCTTGTTCTGCGCGGGTACGGGCTTCACCTGCACCAGCACCTACACCCAAACCTGTAGCACCAATACGCCCCGCCAACCCTGCGGGGCCAAGCGCAAAGAAAGGTGCAGTAGAACCAAACGCTTCACCTAATTTACGGGGGATTGTTTCTTCGTAACCTCTAGCGGCTTCAAATGGCTTCTTAGCGGCGGCGGCAGTTTCAGAGATAGTCTTGCGTGCAGACTTCTCCATCTCCTCTGGCAACAATGCAGACGCACCAGTAGCCGCACTTTCAAGAAGGTTAACTGCCCCAGATGGGATACCTTTGAAAAATTCTTTTGTTTGCCCACCAAAGGTAGTAGGTGGTGGCCCACTTAATTCTTTAATGATGTCAGCAGGGGCATACCCCGCTTGCAACGCCGCCGCAGTATTAAATTTATTTTGTTGTCCTAAGAACTCTGCAATTTGGAGTTCTGTGTATCCGGCTTTTAATGCTGCTTCAGCGTTGAAGGTTGCCATATCATTATTTGGTATAGAACTGATTTGCTACAGAACTTAAAGGTGGTAGGTTTGCACCGCCAGCACCGGGACTGGGGGGTGCTGGCATTGTAAGGTCTACATCCGACATTGCGGCTATTTGAGTATTGATTAAGTTTATTTTTCTACGGAGTTCAGCAACTGCGTTTTGATTTGCTGGAAGCATCGCCCCCGCACCCATATCGGCTAATTCTTTACTAAGCCCAGTTTGTAAAAGTTTTAATTCAGCTAATCGTTGTTTATCCGCGCCATAGCCACCCATAATCCCACGATTTTTTGCACCAACCATAGCGGCATCAGCCATACGCGAGGCGTTGACCGCCTGCGCTTGTTGATACTTAGCGGTGTCAGCTAGTTGTATGCCTGTAAGTCTTAATCTCTCAGCTTCGTTGCTATATGTTTTGTATTGCCCAAATGCGTCGCGTGCATCTTTCTTGTGACCGTCTTGGCGTGCTTGGTTGTAGCGTGCGTAGGCGTCTTGTGCATCTATAACTTTTTCTTGCGCGGCTTCTAGTGCGGCGTTACCTCTTATCTTGGCTTCAGCAAAGGCAGGCAACCCACGTTGTGCGTTTTGCAACAGATTGCCCGGACCGAAGAAATGCCCTGCGGCTTGTAGGTAAGCTAGTTGATTACCTTTTTCTTCTGTCTTAGCCAAGCGTGCTTCACGTTTAGTAAGGTTTTCGCGTTGAAGTTTGGTGAATTCGTCGTCTGGTAACGTACCTGCACTTGTTTCAGCGGCTTTACGTGCCGTCATAAACTCTTCGATAGTGCCGTACTGTGGTTTTACTTTATAGCGGTCTGCGTCCGTGACGGCTTGTGCAATACCTACAGGGTCTTCTTTTTTGGTAGGGGCAGTTTTTTTGGTAGAAGCAACTTCTTTTTTATCTTTAGGCGCTTCTGGGGCAACTTGTGAAGTAGTCTCTGGCGCAGGGGCAACAGGGGCATTTACGTTGGAAAACATTGCGGGGTCATATGATTGTGGGTCAACACCACGGTCACGTACCGCATCTCTCTGTAAAAACGCAGGGTCCCTTTCTTGCACCGCTTTACGACCGGGAAATGCATTTGAAAACATATCTCTTGCAGACGCACCAAAGCTACCAAATCTATTTAGGAAAGCATCACGGGCTTCCTGTGCTTGTTCTCTTGCAATTGCCCTTTCTCTTTCTCTTTCTCTCTCTGTCATAGCACCGCCAACTTGGAAGCGTGGAACTTCTCCACCCTCATCAAACGCAACGATGCCACCTGATGCCATGCCAGTAGCGGGTGCTTGTACAGGAGACTGCACAGGTGCGGCACCCAGACCAGACGACATATACGGATTGCCAATTTGGGCGGGGGTTAACTGCTGGGCTTGCGCCATCATCTGCTGTGCTACGGGTGGCTGTGCAGGGTTCTGCATCGCTTGACCTTGTTTCATCTGCTCAGACTTAACCTTCTCTTGCAACGCGGCAAGCGCGGCATATGGCTTAATCGCAGGGTTCATACCCAGCACCGCCTTCTGTAAGGCGGCAATATCCATGTGTGCTAACGATTGACTAATCATGCCATTCCTCCCATGACGCGTTGTAACGCACCTGCTGGCAAGCCAGCGTAATCTTCTTGTTCAACTTCGCCACCCTCGGCAAACGCACCCACACCCTTACCTAGCAAGCCAAGGCCAACAGCCTGTGACGCCATAGAGGGTTGCGCTTGGTACATCGTAGACGCACCTTGCGATAAGGGTAAACCCCGAAGCATGTCAGACATGAAGCCCAACTGCTTGTACGGATAGTTGACTTGGTTTTGGAAGTCTTGGTACTGCTGACCCAAGATGTTTTGTTCTTGCGCCTGCTGTTGACCACCATACTGGTTTTGCAGTTGATTGATACCCATCTGCTGACCATACTGAGTCTGACCTAACTGACCCAAAGTGCCAGCCGCAGTATTTGCCATACCCAACCCTTGTAGGGCTTGTTGCTGTGATTGGTTGTACTGGTTCTGCGCGTTGCCAAAGGCTGTGTTGTAGCCTTGACCAATGATGCTGTTTAGCCCCATGTTGCGGTTACGTTCGTTCTCAGCCGCCATGATTGCTTCGCGTGACCCACCAAACGCACCAGCCTGAGTAGCCGCGCTTTGCTGTTTAGTAGCACCGATGTCGTACTGGCGGTTTGCTTCTGCTAACTGTGGTGCCAAAGACATCTGCAAGTACGGGTTCATGTACCCACCAACTTGGTTTTGGAAGTTTTGTGGGTTGGCTTGCATTGCCATGCCTACACCGCCCAATCCCGCGCCATACGCCAACCCGCTACCTTGAGATAACTGTTGGGCAGGGTTCATGTTTGCCGCACCTTGCATAGCCTGTTGTTGCAGGGGGGAAAACCCCGCAATACGTTCACGGTCATACGTTTGGTATGGGGTCTTTGACAACGCTTCTGTCTGACCCAACATCTTCTCTACATACGGTCTAGCGTATTCGGGAATAGACGTAGTAGTGTTTGTTGTGTTGGTAGGTTGCGTAGGTTGTGATGGACTGCACATAGCGGTTCCTTAAAATTCGTAAATCATCTGCGTAGCAGCCTCTTTGAAACCCATTCGGCCCCAAAGTTTCGCAACGCGCAAGTCGGTCATTGCCGACACTATCAAACGCTTTACGCCACGAGATTTTAGCTCTTGGAGTACAAACTGAACAAGCTTTTTGCCGACCCCGTTGCGGTGTTCTTTTAGTACAAAAAGCGTGTCTTCCTGCGAAATCAAATCCCCGTTGTGCATGTCGTTGGTGATATACACATTTGCATACCCACAAGCAACTCCCTCACAACGCAAAACAAATGTCAGCAACCAACCCCCATCACCTGCCTTGACGTACTCATCAAGCCGTGGGTTATAGGGCGAGTACTCAACCCCCTGCCCAGCCAGCCTATCGACCATTTCCCCGTAGTGTTGCCTGTACAGCGATTCGAGTTCACTGTATGTGTCAGAGAAGCGTTCTACGGTGAAAGCGTACGTCATGCTGGCATGTATTTACGGGGGTTGATTTGCTTTCCCTGTTTCTTTGTACCCGTACGTGCGGCACGAATCTTGTCCATCATGGCGTACAACTGTTTGGCACCCGCATCAGTAGAGCCATTGCCTAGATGTGACACCACATCTGCTGGGACTACAAACTCACCATCTGCCAATCGTGCAGGTTGTTTTTTACCAATGACTGCTGGGATGTTGTCAGACATGCCGTCACCCGGCCCCTTGAGCATACGCCCACCATCTGAGTAGCTACCCAACGCACCACCAAGACCATACTGTGGAACTTGCCCACCACCAGCCATGCGGGTACCTTGCATACTAGGTTCGCCGTTCATGGTCACACCGCTGTCGCTGGTAGGCGCAAGCATATTAGTAGATACAGGAGATTGGTAAGGCGTAGCAAAAGATGACGTTGCCATGTTAGCCATCGGATACATAGTGTTTGCACCCATAGCCGCGTTGTTAGACATTGTCTCTACTGGACCACCAGCCGCCATGTACTCAGGGCCGGGCGCTTTGTATGGAGTCTGTGCCGTGTACTGGTCAGTGAAATAGTTGCGTTCTCTAGAACTTAATGGCGCATAACCGCTAGCAGGCATATCTTGGAACGCATCGGCATTCTTGGTGCGCTCAAATGTGTATGGGCGAATCATGCCGGGGTCGGCGGGGTCTGGAGCCTTGGGTTCTTCTTGCATACCTAGAGCGACGCTTCCAGCGGTTCCAGCGGCTGTATATTTGTTTTTTGTAGCCCAGTCTGTAATGTTATCCGCAGATGCGCCTTCTTTTATAGCCGTAAGGCGGTCTGAAGGAGAAAGTTCGGCAAAAGTTTTTGGGGTTGGTGTTGGTGTTGAGGCCGCTACTGGAGTTACCTCTGGAATTGCCATCGGCGTTGCCGTTGGAGTAGGTGTGGTTATAGGAACATTTGTTTTTGTTATGGGGTCCCATCGGAAGTTTTCAGCGGTGGTACCGCCCGGTATTGCCGAAGGCGTTGGCGTTGTTGGTGGCGTTGTTCCAGCCGCAGTCCCCGCAGTCCCCGTAGCCCCCGCTACTACCGCAGGTTTAAAAAGTTCGGGGTTAAACGCCTGTGCGTCTGTAAAAGCTGGGCCAAAGTTTGGAACACCACTTGGGATTACTGGGGCAGGGGGAGCGGCTATGGCTGAAGTTGGCAACGAAGACGCCCCCGCCGCACCAAGCGAACTAGCCAATCCTGCGCCACCATACGCGCCAAGACCCGCCATAAGACCTTGCTTTAAACTGCCAGTACGGGCGGCTTGAAGCCCACCAATACCCGCACCAATAAGTAGCGAAGACCCGCCAGTAGCGGCGGCAAGGCCAGCGCCAAGAATCATTGGAAGCATAGCGTTTAAAAAGCCCGCTTCAGCCAACCCTGTATGTGGGTTAATTGTCAACGAGCCACCGTGCGCTTTGGCTACGGCTTGCAGACCAGAAACCTCGTTGGGGGTCATGTGTACGAGTACTGTATCTTCGCCACGACCGTGGGCGGCTATATGTTTAGCGGCGTTGTGTAGGCTCATTTCTGCCTCGTATAAAGGGGGTTAATCGAGTTTATCATGTTAGACCGTTGGGAACAAGGCTGATACAAATGTTATTGACCCAATAGCAGAAGGAACTGCTGGGTAAGCCATAGGTGTAGTTTGCGCCGCTTGATAGAAGATGTAGTTACCAGTAGCCCCGCCAGAAGTAGCGGCTTGGTCAGTTCCCCACCACAAGCCAACAGTATCTCCTGCGGATAATGAAAAAACAACTTCGGAGTAGCCGCAGACATAAGACGGTATACCAGCACTTTTACGAGCGGGTAAAGTAAAAATAGTTGTGGAATCTGTTACGTCCGCCGCAGATGTAGAGCCGTTTATACGCAACCAAACAATAGAGTCATGGGCAGCGTTGTCGTTGTTAGCGAACTGGAGGCTATACGTAATCTTGTATATCCCAGAAACTTGTGCGGTAGCGGTATTGCCTACGTTTAGTGTAAAACCATTACCTACCTCTAAGGTGTTCCATTGAACTATGGTCGGCGTGTTTGCGGCTGTTGCATATTGTGTAGCAGTATCTGATGCAGAGATAAACGGGAACTGCAGGAACCCCCCACCCGTACCAGAAGAAAATGCCTGCGTAAAGTTATCAATGGTGTTGAAGTACTGACGCAAAATGCCCGTTAAGGTATCTACGTATCTCTGGTCGTACTCCACTGGAGCCGCAGGTAGGCGCGGCGCATTGGGTGGGATTAACGCAAAGGCGCGTTCTAAAGGCAGTGTCATCGACGACCGTCCGGTCTGACATCAATACGTGGAACACCTAGTTGCCACTGTGTACCAAGGTCTGATGAAGAAATCTTAAACGCCATCTGACGACCGCGTATCCGCACAAACACTTGCTGGGTAAATTGTTGGACGTTGTATGTCGTTGTACTTGCGTAAGACTGTGCGCTTTCTACGGACGGGTTGTTTGAGGTGCTGTAGTTTGCACCGGGGTTTTGACGGGGTCTTACCGTAAAGTAAGCGGTAGGCGCTGCTGAGGAGGAGCCATCAAATGTGATGTCAGGTATAAGCCTCCACACAAAACCAAAATTATGACCGTCACCAATATCAAAGTCCGAGGATTGAACATAAGATTCAATGGCAATTGGAGTGCCAGTCTCGTTGTTATCTACACCCGTTTCTTGGTACACCACCGAACCATTTGTATAAGCACCGCTAGAAACATAGCCAATAGTCGCCATAGGCTCGGAACGTAACGGACTATCTAACCAAGCCGTGCGGGGGCGCACAGTCGTACCGTTCATAGTGCCGTAGTACCAAGTACGCTCTAGATGGTTATAGATGACGTAGCGGTCAATCAAGATGTTTGGCGAACCGGGAGTTCCTGTGCCGTTCTCACCAGTTGAAGTGGTGCCCGTAATAGATGGATAGAACCACCAGATTTCGTTGTAGCCTTCGTTAGTCCCAGAGTGAATCTGATAGGACTCTTGCAAGTTAATATTGCCGTAGATGTACTGACGCAAAGCGCAAGGTAAGGTTTCTACCCGACCAGAGTACATATAGAACTTATCTGTACCCATCCAGTAGGTGACGTTGTTTACTGTAGATACTGCGTTGGGACTAGCAACAGAAATGTTGTCTCCAAGTATTTGACTGTTCCACACATAAGGAGCGCCAAGGTACTGGAAGGAGTAAATGGCTGAATCCGTCAGAACCAAAATCTCTTGACGAGTTTGTATAGCAGTAATGATGGTTGAGCCGTGGCTTAGACGGATACCACCCGCTTGGTTGGTAACAAGGGGCAACCATGTAACCAATGTATTCTGGTCAGACCAACGCACTTGCATAGGGTCTTGAGCCGTCGTTGCATACACACCAGTTGGGTCGTTACAGCCAAAAGCAAACGTAAAGCGGGATGCATCGGACACCAACACAAAGTTAGCAATAGACGGGCAAGTAGCATCAGGTGTAAATGAACCTGACTTTGTGGCTACAGCAGTACCTGCTTTGATAATCTGCCCACGGTCGTAAATGTTTGGGTTAGCGTTATTAGCCCAATAATACATAGCAGCGCCACGGGGGTTAAACACCAAGTCTTCACCGTAGTTAGACTGACTCCATAGACGCAACTGCACGCCAATACCAAGACCCGCTGGCGCAGGAGAACCCCATCCTGTGTCTGGATACCCTGTGGTAACACCGCCCCAACCACCTACACCCCAGCCTGTACCGTAAGTAAATGTTGTGTTACCAGTAGTGAGTTGGTAGTTAAATGTTGCAGTAACAGCAGATGTGCCCGTAGAAGTTGCCGTACCACCCGCAATAACTGTGTAGGTGTTGTTACTTGTAACAGTTTGGACTTGAAACTCTCCAGTTAACTGGGCAGCGGTTATGCCGTTAACAGTGCCTGATACGCTAGTAATATTTACAAAGTCCCCTGCTTGCGCTCCATGCCCAGCATCGTTAACCGTCACAGTCGATGAGGTGTCCGTCGTAGTGAAAGCGTTGGCTACCGCTGTATTAGTTAGGCGAATGGGGGTTACGTCGTTATACGCACCGCCAGACGAGTTCTGAATGTAGTACTTGAGGTTAGTTCCAACCGCCAATAGGTTGTAGCCTGTCAGGTTAATCCAATTCCACATGGCTTTGGCAACACCCCAGAACGCACCGCTAGGTGGCACAGCCGCAGTTGTAAGCCCACTAGTAGCCACAAGTGTTGTAACAGGTTCTGTTGTAGCAGCTAAACCGCCGTCACGTTGCCAGCCACCAATTTTCTCAGGGTAGCCAGAGCGGAAGCGAATCTTGTCGCAGTCAAACCAACCGCCCTCGTTGGAGAGAGTAGTGCCTTCGCGGTTAACGCCGGGTCTGAACTGTAGTTTCTGTAATGGCATATTACTTCGCGTGGTATTCGGCTTCTGTCAAGATGCCGGGTTTGTATTTGCCTTCTGGCTTATAGATAGTCAACGCTTGCTGACGCATCTCAGGCGCAAAAGATATGTGCATCCAACGTCCATACTCGTGAATCATTTGGTCAAACTTAATGCCAGTTTTTATAACAAGCTGACATAGCGCGTAAGGAGTGTGAGCAGAAGAAGAGCAGTCAATAGCCCAACCATCCATGTGGCTGGATACCTTAGAACCGCCAACAGCCATGTTGACATCAGGCAAGCGTAGCCAAGAATTAACACGAAGAGCGCCTGTGACATTTCGGACTGCCTCCAGTTGTTCAGCAGCCGACTTCATGTTTGCCAGTTGGCGTTCGTCGGGCTGGTTATCAATGTTCATCCGTATAGCAGTCTCGCTATACGTTGCCTCGTCAAGACTGAAGTGTTCGCTTAGATTCATTTTTAGCCTTCATCTCTATAATTTTCTCCAGCGTCCTACCGCCAAAGTAAAACGACATTATTAACATGCCCCATTGTCCCAGCAATTCAACATAGTTGTTATTTACTTCAATATCCCACGCGGACATCATCGCAAAAGTCGTGTAGGTAATCAAGATAAATACCAACGTCATAGGACGAATGTTCTTGGATAGCCAAGAGTCAGAACCCATATCTGCTTTGAGCCGCTCGGTCAACTCGTGGGATTCGGCAACGTCGGCATTGAGTTTTGCTAACTCGCCATTTTGTTGCATCTCAAGTAACTTGAGCTTGGCCTGCTCCGCCTGTGCTGGGTCAGGAAATACCTTATCTAGTATCTTCCCACCAATGTCTAAAAGTGCGCCAATAGGTATCATTTCTGCTCCTTCAATTCACGTTTAAGTTTGCGCAACTCTTTAATCTCTTGTTTAAGTTGTGCTCGCATGTATAGGGTTTCTACGTATGCCATTGAGGTTGCTGCAACGACTATACATATTGCTACTCCTATCAGTATCCACCAGACAAGGCGCGTAGTTGCCACATTAGCCACCCAAAAAACATTGATATGAACATCACGGCAATTACTCCAGTTGTTGTTTCAATAGCCCGAATCTCGTCTTGCTCTTTCTGCCACCTAGCTAACCTAGCCCTGCGAACCATCTCAGACCTAGCCCACTCCTGCTCCTGTTCAATCTTGGCGTACATCTTTAGGAATCGGCTGTAGATTGCTTTCAACTCTTTGGGGGCATATGTTGTCATCTGCTCTCTAATCTGCTCTCCCAACTTCTCTAACTGCAACTCAACTAGCGCACGCTCTATGGCTTTTTTGCTGGTGTTCTGGGCTGGGTCGTAGTTAGTTTTTGACTGCTCCTCTAACTCATGGTAGTAGGTCTGGAGTTGTTGCTGAATATCAAAGAATTCTCCCAACTGTGTGCCCACTTCGCTGATGAGTTTAAGTTCAAGTTCCTCGTAAGACTGTTGCTGTTTGGTTGTGGCTTTGGCTTTCGCTTTTGCCACAGGCTTTTCTTCGGCTGGCTTGGCTGGTTTACTAACGAATAGACCAATGAACCAATCAAACACACCTTTAATTGCTTTGACATCGCCAATGACCTGCTCGGCTGTCTTCTTAGCCCCTTCCAACTCCATACGCCCTTCATGCAGGAGAGCGCACCCCTGCTTGATAAAACCAACGGCGGTTTGGGCCGCCATGAGAAGAGTGAAAGGATCCACACTTTAAGACACCCCGCCCAAGCGAGTGCCGTTTACTAGCCAAGTTACGTTGGAGTTACCCACTATGTAATTACCTGCTCCGCCACCTGCGCCACCACTTGCTTGTGAGCTATTGTTACCTGCTGCACCAGCCGCACCCCAGCCACCACCTGTACCGCCAGTAGCGTAATTACTACGTCCACCCGCGCCTCCAGCGCTTAAAGTACCTGCGGCTCCCGCGCCTGATGTACCTGTACCCGGACCACTTGAAGCCCCAGCAGCACCGCCACCACCATAAGTAGCACCTCCGCCGCCACCGCCACCGCCGTACCAGTCACCAAAGTTTGAACCACCGCCACCACCAGCGCCACCGCCACCACCAGCAACAGTGCCGTTGTTTGCAATTCTTACCGCAGATGAAGCAGAAATACCTGTGCCACCAACAGAACCGGCAGAACCAACTCTGCTGGGTGGGGGGTCGCCAGAACCACCAGCACCGCCCGCACCGCCATAACCAATGATGTATCCGTTGTTTATGAGGACTACGCCACCGGGATATGTTCCGTTGATTGTTAGTGCTGGGGTTCCCGTCCCACTTGCCAAGATGTAGACCCCTGCGTTAACCGTCACTTGGAGTAGTGAGCCTGATGCCGTCCAACCATTTGCTAACGCATACGTTCTTAGATTCAAGTCGGTTTGATTGCTTGAAATAGTAAGCGCATACACCACAACCCCGCCAAAGCCGTAGCCACGGGCGGTAGCAGAACCAAGGTTAGTTAGTATTGGCATTATGCAAACTGAGTCTGTGAGCCAAGGACTGTGTATGTGGCGCTGGCTGTTTTAATAACCGTGAACACATAGATATTTATTGCATTAGCGATACCTGCGCTGGGCGTTATAGCGTTTTGCCACTTAGGTGTTACTGTTGTGCCGTCAATCTGAATTACGTTAGGGTAGTAGGCGGTGCCACCGTTTGTAATCAATAATGCCAAAGTCATGGCTTGACCTATAGCCATCAAAGTGTTTAGCGAAGTTGAGCTATTCCCACGGATATTTAGCGTAAAGTTAACTGTGGCGTTACTTGTGTAGTACTGCACCGTCTGGGTAGATACATCGTAGTTAGTGCTGGATACAGGGGCAGATGCCGTTATGGTTGCCGCCTCCAACATTGCACCAATAACGCTTGGGATTGTGATTGATGGAGTTGAGAACGCAGCACCAGCCACCAAAGAACCAGCAGTCAGACCAGATGCTGTTCCAGTTACGTTGGTCATCACACCCGATGTAGGCGTGCCAAGAGCAGGAGTTACCAGCGTAGGGCTAGTAGCCAGAACAACCGCACCAGAGCCAGTAGAAGTAGTACCACCTGTACCGCCAGATGTGACAGGTAGCGCAGAGCCAAGGGTCAAAGACGCGATGTAGTTAGTGGCGTTTACTATGTCAGTGCCGTTAGACACCAGAATCATCTTCGCCCCGTTAGGGACTGACACCCCAGTCAGACCTGTAACTTTGACCGTGACCTGACCGCTAGAGGTATTGTTGTAGATGAAGTACAGCTTCTTATTAGTCGGCACAATTAAGTTAGTGCTCGCTCCGCCTGTACCCGTTAGTTCTATGAACATGTTACGAGCAACACCAGTCGCACCGTCTGGAATAGTGATTATGGTGTCCGTGCCAGTAGAGACTGCTTGGGTTACATAGCCTGAGATAGCCTGCTCAATCAGCGTGCCAAGATTGGTGTTGGTGGTTGACCCCCAGTTACCGGCTTGGTCACCATTGCCCATCAATTCAATTTTTAGATTGGGTGAGTACGTACTTGACATGGTTTACCTTTACTGTAGGTTGTTTATATCTGTCCAGCCTGCGTTGTTGGTGGTATTTACCACTGTCCAATTTGCTGTCTCTGTGTTGCTGATTAACGTCCAGTTTGCTGTCTGGTCATCGATAATTTTTATCCAGCCCGCTACCTGTGTATTGTCTGCCATATTGACATTCTCGGCAATGGCTGCTACGAAGGCGGCTTGGATGGTCGGCACATCCGCAAGGGTGACGTTTTCTATGATGGACAGGAATACATTCTGGGATACAACCAGCGCCGTATCTACGCCAAAGTTCTCAAAAATGTCCAAGAAGAACACAGAGAAAATAGTGATGGCTTCAGTAACCGTAATGTTCTCGCTCACAGCCGCAGCAAACTGAGCAGAGATGGACTCCGCATCTTCTATCGTTATGGCTTCGGATATGGCTAGGGCAAACTGGGCTGTTGCAGTCGGCGTGTCTTCTAGAGTTATTGGCTCTGTGACTGAGGCAAGGTAGGAAAACTGCGAGGCTGGGGTATCTTCTATTACGAACGGCTCGGTGCGGTCATTCAACATAGCGGTGAAAACAACTTGGTCATCTGCGATTGTTATGTCTTCTGCACGGGCAACAGCGAACTGGGCAGCGATTGCAAGCGAGTCGGCAAGAATGATGTCTTCTGTGATTGACTGTAGGAAAGTCGATGCCTGAGTGCTGGAGTCGTCCAGCGTGATTGTTTCTGTAACGCTACCGAAGTAGTTAGTCCCTGCGTCATTGTCAACGTCATCTACTATGATGTTCTCGGTTACGGACTGTAGGAACGCCGATGCTTGTGCGCTTTCATCTGCTAGTGCGATGTCTTCAGAGATAGATAAGGCGAACGCCGTCCCGCCAAGACCGGCAAAGGTAGATTGGGCAAAGGCGGCGTAACCAAACATTATTCGTCTGCGGGCTGTGGCGTGTTGCCTTCAGACACCCACTTTAAATAGGCTTGGTAGTCTGTGTTGGCGGGGTCAAATGGAATGCTTGTAATCCCATCTTTTAAGACAGCCGTTGTTTCGCCTGTAACGCTTTTAAGTAATTTATACATTTATAACTCCGCACTAAAACCAAGAATTGCTGAAGTAGAATTTGCAACGGAACACCCTCCATAACCATTAGTCAATCCTGAAGCAACTCCATAAGAAATATTGGTTGAATTAGGATTTGATTGGTCAATAGATGGCACAGCGGTACAAGTAACAAATGAACCAGCAGAATAAATTCTGTAATTAGATGCAGTTCCGCTAGTTGTTAAAGATGGTGCAACTCTCATTGTTTGGGGAAAGTTAACAACTCCTAATGCATTATTTGTAGCATTTGCGGCAAGGTTATGAAAAAAAGTAGCACTGTTTGATGCCGCAGTCATTAAATAATAATACCTCTGACATAACTGCAACTCAGTACCATAAGGTCTGTAATCAAACGATGTTGCGGTACTGCCTTTTTCTAGCATTATTCCCGTTACATACCATGTTGCGCCATTAGTACCTACAACAGAGACTGCGCCAGTTGCGGATTGATAGTTTGCGCCAGCCCATGCACCAGCAGTCCCACTTTGGTCTGTACCCATTCCCATACTAAAAATAACATTAACACCAATGCCATTTGTTGTAAGCCATGTTCCGCTAGTATCGCCAGCAATAGTTACTGATTTTTGTTCCCAAGTGTTTGCAGAACTAATTGTGTAAGTGAATGGATAAGAGCGGTTATATGACGAATTAGTAAATGAACCACCAAATGTTCCAGTAAGACTAGAACGCACCCAAAAGGATAAAGTTACTGATGATGCACCAGCCGCACCCCAACCCATATCCGCAAAGTTATATCCTTCTATCGGTTGCAAAACTTTAAAGTTATCACCACTAAGAACTGTATATGCAGAAGATGAGGTTATTCCTAAATAATTTTTAAATCCTGTTGGCGGTGTTACAGAACCAGCATTTTGCTGTGCTGTAAATTTACTTGCTTGTTGTCCATAAATATTCCATCTATCTGTTACATACAAATTAGATGTTGTATTAGTAACGCTAGCACCAGCGTTTCTTTGGTCAATTACTTGCGCCCCATTTATCAACCTATTCTTAAACCCTGTGTACTGGGCGTTAGTACCCAGCAGACCTTGGTCAACTTGCGTTAAAGCCATTATTGGTTCTCCTCTGCGGGTTCTGGTGTGTTGCCAGCCTCAAGCCAGCGAAGGTAGGCTTGGTAGTCGGTGTTGGCGGGGTCAAATGGGATGCTCAACAAGAGATTACCTTCTTGTTTGTTTACACACTCAATTTTTTGAGTCATTTGATTAAAAACAAGTTTATACATTTATAACTCCGCACTAAAGCCAATATAGGAACTTGCGCTATGGGTAGTTATTCTCCCTAAAGCCCCCGAAGTTCCGCTTACATTTGTACTGCAATCTATACCAGCAGAATTTATTGTTGGTTGTTGTATACCACTACTAAAAGAATCAAAATAATCTAATGTGTTATTTGAATAGATTCCGTAATAGTTTGTTCCTGATGTCTGAGTTAGCGTTGGTGCGCTTCGCATGGTTACTGGAAAACTTACCACTGTAGTTACGTAAGTTGAATTGTAGTAACCACCTAAATTTATGTTCTGGCTTCCACCATTAACCCACATCAAAAAATACCTCTGACACAAAGCCAACTCCGTACCATACTGACGATACTCAAATGGGGATGCTGTTGTCCCTGCTTCTAGTTGCAAGCCGGTGATGTAGAAGGTAGCGCCTGATGTTCCTACGACTGATACTGCGCCTGTGGCGTTGTAATAGCCAGTTGCTGCCCATGCTCCTGCTGTTCCGCTTGCTGACGCTCCAGCGCCCAAACCAATCCAGACACCAATATTCCTTGTGGTGGTTGTGTTAGACCAAGTGCCAGCAGTCGGCCCAGCAATAGTGATTGTTTTGTACTCAAACGTATTTGCAGCAGAAATTGTGTAGCTAAATGGGTAAGAATAGTTTTGGTTGTTGTTTACTATTGACCCGCCAAATGTTCCAGTTAATGAACTACGAACCCAAAAAGATAGTGTGACTGTTGCTGCCGATGCAGTACCCCAAGCCAAATCCGCTGTATTGTAACCTTCAATCCATTGCAGTACATTGAAATTATCTCCAGTAAGTACAGAGTATGCGGAAGAAGAAGTAACCAGAAGCGAGTTTGCAAAACCTGTTGGCGCAGTTGTACTTTGCTGAGTAGTTAGTTTTGATGTTTGCGCTAAAGAATATACCCACCTATCAAGCGTATATTGCCCATTGACAGGTGTTACGCTAGCCCCTGCGTTTCTCTGGTCAATGACACAGGCCCCGTTTATGATTTTGTTGCGGAAGGTTACGTTGTTTGATGCGCCTTGCGCTAAGTTGACGGCTAGAGTCATGCTGCTATCTCCTGCAAAATTATTGTTGCGGTTTCATTGTTAATGCAGTAGTAAGCAGTAGAGGCACTTGTTTTTATATATACAGAATAACTAGTTGCGCTGGTTGTAGATGGTGAATCTAAATAAAGCATAACCGCATTTGTATCAGCACTAGCCGTATACCAACGACCAAATCCAGCACTATTTAAATTTGTCGCCCCCCTATAAAGAGAGTAAGTAATAATCCCAGAAGAACCTGACTGCAATGGGAGTACGGCACTAACCAAAACTTTATTGGTGGAAGATGCAGGAGTAATGGATGCGGTTAAATTTGTTGCAATAAAACTTGTAGAAGTAAAAGACGTTTCAGTAGCATACGTACCTTGCACCACCTGCAAAATACCGCCAGCGCCCCAGTTAGCTCTTGCCACACCAGATGCCAAATAACTTGAATTGATAGACGCATTCGTAGCAGGAATAGCATTCAACACCGAACTGACAAGGAAGCTCTCTGTGACTACGCTGTCTCCCACCGTGCAGGCGTTGGCTAGAACTACTGTCGTTCCCGTAGTGGCTGTGTAGTCTGTAGATACAAGGCGTACCCCGTTTCTGTACACATCAATGTAGCCAACGGTATAAGAGGGCACACTGAATGATGTCTGCCCCGCTGTCGCTGTGAAGTTCGTTACTGTTCTATAGGCTGTAGTCGTTACTCCGCTTGCTGGGATGCCAAGGTATCTGACGCTGATGTTGCTTGTACCGCTTGGTGGCGCGGCAGAGAAGGTCAGGGTTGTGCCTGATACAGAATAGGTATCTGGAGACTGCAATACGCCCGTTACCGCCACAATGATGGACGAAGTATTGGCTGGCGCGACAGTCATAGTAAAGGCAGTTTGGCTACCCGTACCGCTGAATGTATCGGTTAAAAATGCCGCTGAAATCGGACTATTGCCTATGTATGACACGGTTAGTCTTTCGTAATGGTTTTACATTTACGCTCATGCCTAGCAAGAACGTTCGGAGCATACAGATTATCGCAGTGGCAACAGGTCTTGTAATGCTTTGCTTTCCACTCTGGGTCTGACTTTATGCGGGAAACTGACTCACTACGCTTGACGTTTGCAGTGGCGTGTACCGTAGCCTTCCACACAGGGTCGGATACAGTCTTCTTTAGATTCTCTAACCGCTGCTTGTTTTTCTGCTCGTAATCTGGAGCCAAGTGCGTTGCCAGTACCGCCTCTGATATTTTGCGTGACCGCTCCGCTCCAATGGTTGCTTTCCATTCTGGGCTGTTAACAGTCTCGGAGTTCTTTTTGTTCCGCTGTGCGCCCATAGTGGCTATCCACGCAGGGTCGTTTTTAGTCTGTTTTAGTCTTTGGTTGGCAACTGCGCCTACCGTGCTTTTCCAAACTGGGTCATTCCTGCGCTGGGAAACCTTTTTGCCTGTGATGTGGGCGTTAGCCAACTTGGTTTGGCGCATCTTCTCAATAGATGCCTCATCCATGATTCCAAACGTGCCAGCGGCTGTAGCCTTGTTTATATACAGGGGGTTTGCCACCACACGCAATTTCTTGTGCAGTTGGTTCTCCCGCTTGAGGGCATCCTCCCTATTCTCATGGATAGATATGACTTTGGTTTCAAACAGGTCTTTGTTCTGCTCTAACTCTTCCCGCCATGTTTCTCCATAGGTAGCAGACTTGACGCTACCGCAGTACCCAGAGGCAACCTTATCCACACTGGACGAACCAATGTAAAACGGGGGCATCTTGTTCCCCTTGTAGGTTGTTAGGTACGTGCAGTACTGACTCATGGCTTGGGATACTCCTGTTTCACCGCATCAATAGCGGCTTTCCATGCGTCTAGTCCACCGTGATACAGCAGGTCAAACTGGTCAGCAAATGATGGATAGGCTCTGGCTCTTTGTTCTTTGTATGCGTTGGCATCTATGTAGGCTTGAACTGTTGCTTCGTCGTATTGAACAATATTTTCATTTGCGTCGTAAGCCACATCGCCACGGATAGTAGCCACATTTGTATGCGTTGCGTATATTGCGTCATGCTTAGTCATGCGGCTATCTCCTGTAAGATTATTGTTGCTGTTCCTTGCCCATAAGCACTTACAGGATTAAAATAAACTGTCCCTGCGCTGTTTGAAAGAGTAAAATAAAGTGTATAGGTAGTAGAAGATGTAGTTGCTGGTGAATCTAAATATGAAAATGTAACCCCACCTTGAAGATTTGCACCGGAAGCATATATCAAAGTAAACCCATAGGTTGATAGATTAGTTGAATTTTTATATAAAGTGTAAATACCTTGCACAGCAGACGCAGTTGTGTATCCAGAACCACTAACTGTTGCCAATATCTTGCTTGTTGAACTTGTTGGAGTAATACTTGCCGTTAATCCAGTTGTTACAAAAGTATTGTTTGTAGTTGTTGTAACTTGTGTTGTTAGCAGCCCTTGCTGTACTTGCAACACAGCGCCCGTGTACATATTAGAACGACCGATACCCCCAGTCGCTAAACCTGCTGAACTAATCGTACTAATAGGCATATTAAATCCTTTGTGCCGCCACTTGTGCTTGGTACGCGGTTACTACTGCGTCTGTCCATGCGGCGTTACATATTGCCACTACATTGGCTGGTTGACCTGTTAAGTCTTGACCCGGTGTTAGGCTTGTACGATGGTATGTCTGTGCTATCTGCTCACCATCTTTTAGGATGCGTGTTGCCTCACGGTACAGGACTGTGCCGTTTTCAGTAACTGTAATTTGGTCTACTGTTTTGGTTTCTGTAAGTGCCATTTTATTTCCTTGTGGTTTTGGTTAAGCCGCTGATTGATAAGTGATGGTGTATTCGTATTGATAACCATTTCCCCAAAGGATAGCGCCATTTGTAAGAGTTAAAGTAAGTCCAGTAGTTGCATTGGTGTCAATATAAAACTGGTAAACATTTCCAGTTGCGGCATTTTCTCTAACCATTCCAATTGCTAAACGATTTCCTACTGGTGCAACGGCTCCTTGAAAAGGCAAACCAGCAAAAACAGCGCCACCACCTGCTGTACCTACTGTTCCAATCGTAAAGCCAAAATTAACAGTTACGGCTTGTCCAACTTTTACATAAATTCCAGCAGATGTATATGAAGTCAAAGAACCGATTGTTGGCGTAACGGTAATAGTAAAAGTACCTTCCTCGTAATCATCAAGGGTATTAGCATTAGTTGATGCTGATGCTGTTGCGGGAAAAGTAATGCCAGCACCGCTTGTAGAAGGAGTAGCCCCTCCCACTCCGATTGTTGTTGCCACTATTGGGCTAGTAAGTGTCAAACCAGAAGTCAAAGACGTAGTCGTCACAGTACCCTGACCCGGTGCAATCACCTGAGTTATTGGGCTTGTGTAGTAAACATAAATGTTGTTTGTGCCACTGGATGGAGCAGAGGTAAACGTGATGGTGTTACCACTAACTGTGAAGGCATCCGAGGGGTTCTGCGCTACGTTATTGACTACCGCCTGCACCTGCGCCACAGACGCGACTGGGCGAGACAGCGTGAATGCCGTGGCAGAACCCGTACCACTGAAGTAATCAATGGCTGGGGTGAAAGCCTGTTGTGTGGGGGAATTACCGATTGCTGCCATTTAGACCACCGTCAATCCTGATACCCAAGCATCGGCTGAAGAAGACGCGCTGGCTACCACTACCAAAGCATCGCTTGCTTGCAGAATAATCCTGTTGCCTTGGATTACCTCTAGTGACCCGCCAACCGCTACAGTGGCTGTCTCTACCACATAGTAGTTAACTGCCGAACGGGTAATGTAGACATCACAGGTGATGGGTGAAGTAGAAGTGTTAGACACCACAAGGCTGGCTACAGCCAATGTGCCAGAAGAAACCGTAGTGACGGTTGACCCGCCAGTGCTTATGTTCTTTACTCCATACGATACGTTGGTGTAGGTAGCCATTTCTTATCCCATCATAAAAGCTAGGTAGTACGCTTGGTCAACTGAAGCACTTGCATTTGGTGCCCATGTTGGCGCACTGCCGTTAGAAGTCAAAATATATTCATTAGCACCAATACCCACTTTAGACAGGGCAGTGCCAGATGTGTAATAGAGCATGTCACCAGCGGCGTAACTTGTAAGCCCTGTACCGCCATAGTTACTAGCAATAGTCCCGCCGTTCCAAGTGCCACCCGTGATGACCGTAGAGCCAAGGTTTAGTGCGTTAGTGCCCCAAGTTATGTTCTCTGGAATGTATCCGTGTACGTCCCATGTTCCGCCAACCGTGCCGTTAGCCAACAATACAAGCTCAACCGCACCACCAGAGGCAACCGTGCCAATAGCACCAGTCGCATAGTCTTGGAGAGTCAGTGTGCCAGTTGCATTGTTGTTGAACTCAAACGCTACGCCTGTAGTCAGGGTAGTCGCATCAGGCATTGTGTAGGTCTGGTTGCCCGTGCCGTTCAATGTCTGTGAATAACTAGAAGCCGCAGTCAGGGCTGTTGTACCGCCCGCCGCTGATGTCGCTGTGTTGGATTGGTTTAAACGGTTGATGGATACGTTCTGGTTAGCATCTCTCAACATCACTGAGTTAGCGCCAGAAGACGAAGTCACGCCGGTGCCACCATAAGCCACGCCTACAGTTGTACCTTGCCAAGTACCAGAAGACACAGTACCCAACGCACTGACATTACCAGATGCGTCTAGGTTAACGGACTTGCTAGATGGATAGGTTACAAAGACATTGACTGTGCCGCTGAACGTAACCGCTGTTCCAGAGTTACTGGATGCCAGAATGGTTGTGCGCGTGAGCGTGGGGCCAGAAGTTGCGTACGTGCCAATACCCACTTCCCAGTTGCCCGTAGCATCAAAGGAAGAATAGTAAGTCGTATTCCCGTTGCCAACGACGGCGAACGATTGGAAGCCCGTGACAGAGCCAGATAAGGTAAAACTTACCGTGGTGTTTGCAGAACCTGTTTGCTGGACACGGTCATTGAGGGCTAGAGCCATTTAAGACTCCTTAAGAAGTCGCAGTAGTCGAATATGTAACAGTTACGGTGTCGCCAGATGTAACAGTCTTGGCAGTGCTGAAGTTTCCTTCTGAGTACAAAGTACCCGCAGTGCTAGAGATTGTGCTGACCGCGCCAGTACCTGTCACCAAGAAACATCCATACACAGTAGCAGAACCTGTCATTGTGTAGGTGATAGCCGTAGCCGTTGACGTAGTGACGTTTGATGGGGTCGTACCAGATGAGGAAGCCGCTGCGAATACTGCCGTACCGCGAACTGCTGAACCGCCCACGGTGTAGGTAGTCAACTCAGTCCATGTCTTAGAAGTCATGGTGTCTGCGGCTGCATACGTGGTGCTGTTGTTAATTAGACCTAAGAACGGACCAACTGTGGTGTATGTGCCAGATGTGCGTAGGAGTGTATCAAGCAGTAACTGCTTACCAACGGCTACGACCAAGTTAGGAAATTCATCTTCCCATTTGAGGTTGCCTTCAGCGTCACGGCAGACAACATGGTACTGACCATCAATGCCCATACCTTCTGGGATGGATGCGTTAGCTTGCAGTGTGGCTACGGCGTTATCGCCAAAACCGGATTGTTCTTTGTGCATATGTGCTCCTATGAGAGTCGGATGATTGCAGACGTATTAGTGACTGCTGGGAATTGTACGGTGAATGTAGTAGTTGAGGTCTTATCTGCACCAAAATCTAGTACGCAAACTGACGGGTTAGTCGTGCCATTAGCCAAGTAAATCAACGCACCTCTTGCGGTGATTGCGCCAGTCCATGCTGCGTTTGTAAAAGATATATAGGCTGTAGAACCAGAGTTACCAGTAGTTGGAACTTGGGAGATAGCCAGAACCTGTCCCCCTGCCGCGTAGTTACCACCAGACGCTTCACCCGTGCTTGTGTAAGCAGTTGTGTCTTGGTTTAGTGTGGCTGCGTTGGTATACAGAGCAATCTTGAAAGTCTGAGTTGTACCCGTACCAAAATCAAACGTGCCATCAAGCAAGCCAACTAAGAACGTATTGGTTGTCCAGTTACCTGTGAAACTCATACCCGATTTCCCTTTCGTATATTATCTACGGCGGGGATTACTTGCAAGTTTGTTGGCACATGTAGGCCGGAAACAGTTTTACCTTGTAGCGGGGCAATGTGATCGACATGCCAAGAAAAACCAAATATTTTTGTGCGTAAAGCGGCTAATTCATAAGCCTGCTCAATCATCCAGCGGTCATCGGCAGTAATCCATTTTGGATAACGCATAAGTCTTTTTGTTTGTTGTTGCCTTGTGTGCGCAAGTATTTTTACGGGGTTATTTTTTTCCCATTTTCTTACATTATCTTTAATTTTTTGTGTATGGTTTTCGTATTGCGTAGCGTTGTGCTGTTTTACTTTGGTGGGGTTTCTTTTACGCCACTCAACAAGATGCGCGGCTCTGCAAGCAAGGCACTCACCAGTAAGGGCGCGGCGTTCAGTAATATGTCCATGCACGCAAGCAACACCGGTAGAGTACCGTTTGTACCCACCAGCTAATGCTTCTTTGCGTGTATTTGGTATCACGTTGTAACCTTAATTTTTGTTTGTCCATCGCGGTATGCGTCGCCTCTTTCGAGTCCGTCACCCAAACGCTTGGCTAAAGCTAGTGCTTCTTTGTACTTGAGTTCGTAGAACCCCATTACGTCGGCTTCACCTTTCATGTACAAATACGCTTCTACTAAACTTCCATAAAGCAATACAGTATCAAAGTTGTCTCCCAGCCATGTATGTCCAGAGGCTGTGACAGTGATTGATTCGGGGTAGAAAAAGTAATGCAGTTCTACAGAGTAGGACGCATCAGGTGTTGGACCAACAATGAAAGAGAGTTCATTGGTAATTGTGCTGGTGTTAACAGTCGGGCCAAACAACGCGTAGTACTTGGGGATACCTGTATCAGTTGTTGGATTTGGATACGCCTGACGGATGAAGTTCACATCTTTGTTTAGCAAGTACTCGTAGTTACCGCTGGCGTCAATCACAGCCAAAGAGTAAGTGGACAGAAAATCCTCTGGGCAAGACAAGTACTTATTGCTGGTAGTCACGCTACCCGTCACGTTTTTACGCAACGATGGAAACTGAACAGAGTTGTATATACGCTGTTCAGCCTGAGTAATAAAGCGATTTATTTGCGTCGTTGAAGACACAACTGTGCTATCCGCCAAGGTGGTGGCGGGAAACGTATTTTCTGTATACGTCTGAATCGCTGTTACTAACTCCGTATAGGTCACGCCATCGGTCCTCTAGCCATAACGCCTTTAGTAGCCGCGCCAGTACCACGAATTTTGATACCGCTAGTCTTAGTGGGTGGGTAGTTACCTTTGCTGATACCGCCAATAGATGGATTCATCTCTGTCATGCGTTTAGCGCCAGTCTCAGTTGGAACTACGGCTTTAGTTTCTTTGCCAGACATATCGTGTGGCTTGGCATAGACGCTGGCAGAACCAACTTCTTTACCCATTTTTTTCATGCTGAATTTAGCCATATTAACGACCTCTTTGGTTGTTAGCGCGGGACATGTTACGTCCTTGATTCATACGGTCTTCAGAAGTGGGGCCACCCTTTTTTAATTTGGTCATGGGCTTGCCGGGGTGCAGTTTCTTCTCGTGCTTGTGCACGGCACCTGCGATCATTTTCTTGTCTTGCTTTAAGTCTTTCTTGTCCATTTTCAACTCCTAAGTTGTTGCTACCGTAACTGTACCAAGTTGTACAACCAAATTCAAATTATTTGGTGTCAACGCCGCATCAAAACTGCTTGCCCCACCTACTGGGTTCCAGCCCCATTGGAAAATTCTGCTACCACCACCAAGATACCCCTCCACATCCAAGCCAGAAATTTGGTAGCTTCTGTCAGGACGTGGATTGCGAACACCTTGTGGGTCATCGACTGGGTACATGCCCAACTGGAGTTGGGGCTGGTCTGGGTCCCAACAGGGGCCACATACAAGCAATTCATAGTTCTTGGTCTTTACGACCTCACGCCTCAGTTTGGTCAACTTGAAACGAAACCCGCATCGGTCGCATTCCGCAATCGAATTCTTACCCGATGCAAACCGATTACCCATTACGTACCCCCAATAAACATCTGCCTTGGGACAAGGCGTATTGCCGCACGTTCTTGGTCTTCGTCAGCGGCGACCATCCATGCTTCGTCGTACTGGGCTTTCAAAAGTTGTATGCGCTCTAGGCCGCCGGGCACTTTGAGAGCGACGTGATACGCCAAACCCGCCGCCATACATGGCACAAAGCGGAATGGCACATCCATAACATTCACACCACCGCCAGCGTCTTGTGTGCGGCGCATGCGCCAGTACACGAACTGATAAGTCTGCGACCCGTCAGGAGTAGGCCACACAGTGATGGAAGGTAAATTCTGCAAGTAAACGGCTGTACCCGTGGTGTGGGTTGTCGCTGTTGTGTTGTTCTGTCCTCTGAAACAGTTGCCAAGGGTATTGCCATCGATGTAGCCATACCAAATCGTTTCAGCATCGACTTTAATAAACCCAGTAGAGGGTAGCCCTACAGTTGTGTTTAAAGTAATCGTAGTGGCTGTTGTAGAGGTTATCGCACCATTAAGCGTGGAACTGGTAGGTGAGGTCTGACCATCCAACCTTTGCACCCAAACTTGAATGGGACGCGCCTGTTGCAGTTTGTTTGGCAACGTGGCGTAAGTAGAAACGCTGATACGCGTAATGGTCAGGTCAGCCTGAGTAGCCGTCACATTTGCCTGTGTACGAATCACATGGTCTAACAAATCCACTGTATCGAGCGGTAGTGCGTATGTGGGTAAACCCTCGGTCAAGGTAATCGTACCTTGCTCGAACGTCCACATGTTGATGCCACGATTTGCCCACTCAGCAAACATCAGGTTCAACGAACGCCGTGCTGTACGCAGGTCGTAGCCAGTACGTAACTCTGAACCCGCGCGCTCAAACGCCTCTTCGACTAACTCGGAGAGGTCAAGGTTGAACGATGTGCTTCCAGAGGTATACGCCATGTCACTTCATCTTCTTGAGGGTTTGGGCTAGACGGGCACGCTGACCCATCTTGCCGGGGGCTTTGGCTGCTTTGGCGAGTTTCGCGGCGGGAATCGGCTTGCCCTCTTTCGCACCAAGAGCGGAGCGCAGAGCGCCGGGCTTCTTTATCGCTTTTTGTATCCATTTTTCAGCCATTATCTAAACCTCGCTGTTTTCTTTGCGACGCCTTTTGGCTGTGCAACGAATTGTTTACCTGACGCCTTGCCCGCACGCTTCGCACGGGTGGTTGCCGCATACTCCGCTGGGCTTAAAGACTTGATTGCCGCCTCTGGCAAATAACGCTCTCCCGTTTTGGAAGAGGGTTTCCCCGACTTGGTACGCCACTTCTGGTCGCCCCAATTTTTAAGGGATTGCTGTGGCGCTTTCAATCTTTGTAGCCCCCGCCCGCCGCTTTGTACTTCTTGGCTACAAGTTGTGCCTTGCGTGCAGACCACTGACCTGCGCCTGTGCCCTGCGTTGCTGCGGCCTTTACCTGAGACACAATCCGCTTGCGCAGACTGGGCTTTGTGTAATTACCAGCGGCGTTAACCGTCCCACCCTTTTTATATTCGGTGAAATCGGTGTCATCGCGGCGTGCTTTTTTCACGCCTTTAGGCATTTTGCTAGGGGCAATAGCCCCCATACCACGGCTCGGAATCATGGTTTAGCACTTACCGCCGTAAGCCATTTTGATCTGCTTGGCTTTGGTCTTGCCTTTGGAAGCAATACCGTCGGCAGACTTGTGGCCGGAAGCTAAACCGCCAGAAGCCATCTTCTTAGCAGTGCCGCCTTTTTTCATTGGCATTTCTGCTTTGGCTCCAGCTTTTTTCTTAGCTATCATTGCCATAAAACCTTCGTTCATTTTCTTAGTAGCCATAGTTCCACCTCTTTTAAAAAATGCCATCGCACCGTGATTGGTCTTTGGCTGGTTAACACCTTGTACATCAGCGCGGGTACTGTCACCTTTGCTGAGTTTGACTGGTTTACTTACCGTTGCCATCAGCCTCTCGCTTGGATAAGCTGATCAATTTTTGCTTCAAGTTTGTTAAAGCGTTGGTCAATGTGGTCAGTAATTCTTTGCACTTCTGCGTTAGTTGCGTAATCACGGGCGACCTCCTCGCGTGTCCGATTAAGCAGGATTTCAACCCGCTTTAACTCGTCCGACTTATCTTTCCACACCCACATGAGTATGGCTGACAAGGCAGACAAGAGTGAATTCCAAATAATCATTTCCATTAGCAATTCCAAGCCCGCAGGCTTTTGTTAATCCTAGAGTTCGGGTCTTTCGCTGTTTTTGCGGATGTCAGCTTCTTTTTCATCCCACTCATACGAGCACAGAAAGAGTCGCGCCTTGAGCCGCCTTCTGGTTGCGGCGGTTTCAAGTTCATCCCTTGCTTTTTCGCGGAGGCTCGCCCCTTGGCATTCAAGCCACCCTTCTCCGATTTGCCTTCTTTGCGTTGCCATGCTGGTGATTTAGCCATTTACAACTTTCAATTTTGGAGTGCAGTGTTCAGCAAGTAAGGGCTGTAACACGTCTTCTTCAAAGCTACGAGTGAACTTTTCTTGCCCCACATGAGGCAAACTAATTGATGGGTCTAGATAAACCGTAAAGCCGTCTTCGACTGCGCGGTCGCAAAATAGGTAGTCTTCGCCGTAATACTCACCGTTCACAATCTTCAAGTCAAAGATGGCGCTGTCAGTACGGTTATCTACGTTGTTGAAGTAGTCCCACTCTGGGTGATTAGCAATCATCGTCTCAAGAACGTGACGCTGAATCATCATGAATCCAGTACCAATACGCTTCACACGCAGTAGGCCGTTCTTGTCAAACTCCAGAGCACCTTGCTCATCAAGGTAGTAGTCGAGGAAGAATTTGCGGTCCATGCCACGGCGCGGGTAGATACCAGCCGTGATGTCTTTGTCAAGACTCAACGCCAACAAGCGGAGTATTGCGTCGGCGGTAACCACCACATCAGCATCGACAAACAAAAGCGTGTCTGCGTCAGATTTAAGGAAGTCCGCAACCAAACAGTTGCGTGCCTTCGTAATAAGAGAACACCCCGAAAGGTGTGTGAGATAAAGCTTAACCCCCAACGACTGAACCTGTACGGCTAGATTGGACAACGCGAAAGCTGAATCAATGTTCAACTTTCCATCGTAAGCGGGAATGCAAACCATAAGTTTGCGCCCCACTAGGTTAATGCTTTTCTCGGTATCAGCCATAGAACACCACTGCGGTTGTGGTTGCAGAAACTACGGCGGAAATATTGGTGCTGCATTTAATGCCTTCACCGGGGAACACCATGTAAATAGAACCCGCAGCCGCAGGTGCAGTCCAAGAAAACTTAGCTGTACCACCTGTACCATCATTTAACACAACAGTTGCGCCTGTTGAATAACTTATGGATATGCCTTTAATGCGGGCAGGACCTGCAAAAATAGTGGTAGTTGCGCCAGCGGCGGCGGCACCTGATTTAACGTCGGTTTGCATCATATCAATCTCCTAAATTTTAAAAACAGGGGCCGAAGCCCCCGGGATTGATTAGACTTGGCTAGCAGGTTGAGTTTGGTTACCGCTTGAATCACGCACAGCGTATGTAATGATGACCGTAGCAGCGCCAGTAGTCAACGCAGTACCTGCCATTGTGTAAGCAATGAATACAGCGGTAGAACCGACGTTCAGCCACAATGCTGGGGTAGTTGCATTAGCACCCAGAGTTACGCTACCAACGCTAGTAATCGTTCCTGTGGTGGTGAAATCTGTACCGCCAATAGACAGCTTTAGGGTTGTTGCAGCACTAAATACTTCGGTTGTTACAACCTTAATGTCAACAATCTGTGATCCTGCTGGAACGGCAACAGCATTTCCAGTCAAAGTGCCAAATACAACATTTTTAGATTGAGATACAACAGTACAACCAGTGTTAACTGTAGTTGCGGCAGTAGTGCCTGTTGTGTTTTTTGTAGTACCCAGTAACCACGGGCCTAAGTGAGTTGCGAATCCCATAAGAATATCTCCATGCGTTATGGCGTATCAATCTGCATGAGGTCAGCCGGACCTGTTTGATACACCGAAATTTCCGGTTAGTTAAATATACACCAAAAGAAAAGGGAGCACAAGGCTCCCTTTCCACTCTTTTTAAGAGCCAGATGAGGCAAAAGCGCCTAGTGGGTCAGACCAGCCGAACGAATAACGCTCACGAGCCTTATAACGCACGTTGCCAGTATCGAAGTCACCGTCCATCGAAGTTGCCAAAGCAACACGCTCGAAGTGCTTCAAACCGTTAGGTACGTCAGTCAACAAGAACCAAGCGTTGGTGTCGGTCAAGAAGTGGTTAGTTGTATAACCTTCTGGAATCGAACCATTGTTCTTCAACGCATTGATGTCGTTGTCAGTTGTGCCAACACGGAGATTTGTCTCCAACAGGCGGGTAGCAACGAACATCAGTTGTGGAGGAACAATCAACTTGCGTGGTTTAGCGGCAATCAACAGTCCACGCTCATCAGTCCAACCAGCGATCTGAATAACGGCGGCTTCGAGGGAAGTCTCGTTCAAATCAGTTTGGGTAGATGGGGTGTTGGAGTTAACGCCACCAGAAACCAAGGGGTGTGCTGTAGAGAACAGAGCAACACCGTCGCCACCGAGGTAGCTAGCAGAGAAGCCGTTATTCAAAACAGATGCCGCCTTGACTTGCTTGGTGTAAGACATTGCACGGGCTAAAGCCTTAGTGTAACGGTTAGACAAGCTGTCATACAAGTTATCTTCCATTGCTTCTTCAGTGATGGAGAAGCCTTGAGCGATAGTTTCGTGGTTGTAACGGGCAGTCCATGCTTCTTGCGCGTTGTCATACGAAATGGCAGAGCCTTCGTTTTTGACTGGTGCGGCAGAGAAGCCAGACAGCTTAGTTTCCTCTTCGAAAGAACGCTCAGAAGCTTCGGTTTCGAAGATTTCTTTGTGCTCTTCGCCGTAACGAGCGTACTCCATGCCGAACAAAGCGTTCAGACCGGGGAGGAGTTCTTTAAGTAGTTGTGCGCGTGAAATAGCCATGGTAATTTACTCCTTAAACACCAGTGGTGTTGTTGTATTGGTGGGCGTTGATTTTCACCAACAACTCGGCGTAAACACCGGGGGCAGTTGCAGTTTGTTCAACTACGTCGATAACACGCAATGGGATAGTTGCGGTAGTACCGGCACCAGTCAATGTCACAGCAAAAGCTGAGTTGCCAGTACTAGTGTTACCTGCATTCAACACCAAAGCGACGTTAGAGCCAACATCAGCGCGGCTTGCAGTGCCCATAGTTGTACCAGAGGTAACAACGGCCACTTTAAACAGGGCTTGTTGGTCATCCACAACGTAAGCGTAAGCTGGGTTAGCAGATGTAGAAGCCAATGCGGGGATATATTGACCTTGCACGGTTTGACCAGACGAATTAACGTACTGACCGCCCATGCAAACACCAACAATAGTGCCAGCATTAGTAGAGGTTGATTTAATCAAATAACCATCACTGTTGATTTGAACGGTATCGCCATTGAAAATAGCGGTGCCGAAACCAGCAGCAATTGGAATTTGACGCATTGCACCAGCATAGGGTTTACCATCAAGCGAGTTGATGGCTTCTAGGCCGTAAGGTGCCGAAACGGTAGGAAATGCCATTTAAGACTCCAAAAAAAGATTAAGAACCAGAACCAAAAGCTGTGCCGCGAGACACATTTGATTTTTTCTCAGTAAAAGTCGGCATACGTGGGTCGCTAAGACCCATGAACTTCGAATCTACAGAGTCAGTTTGAGCTTGTGCTTGCATCGCAAAGTATTCATTGCGTTCTTGCACAATCTCAAGTGGGCACGCGCATAACATCAAGCCCCCGACTTCCACATTGCCACTGGAATTACCCGGAATTTCTAATTCTGGATAGTCCTCGGCTCTGACGGCTTCCCAACCTTCGCGTCGTTTTTTAGACACGTTGGTGTGCATAGATTCACCCAAAACAGACGTTGCAATCCAACGGTGAGCAATACCCGGACGTGGGTCTGGGTCTGGCAAAACTGAGGCAGGACGCCACCCAACGCGTTTGATAGCGTCACGGGTTGTTTTGATACGTGCGGTGCGGTCGATTTCAGCCATTAGTTATTCTCCATTGCAGCTACATGTTTTGCGTAAACTTCTAGGGGAACACCTAGTCGTTTGGCGAGTGATACTTGCGTTTGAGTCAAGCGAATTTTCTTCGCAGACGTCACACGATTTGCAGGCGCAACAACAGTTGCGGGTTTGTTTTTGGGAGTGTCCCGAACAGTTGGTTCGTCATCTGAATCAGACTTAAACCTGTTGGGGAATGTGCGACGCATGTTGTCGTCGATTTGAGTAAAGTACTCATCGGTGCGGGCAAAGTCTTGCCCGTATTTGTCTACTAATTCTTGATGCAGTCCCATCGCATAAGCTGACATGGCCTTTTCCTTATCGTCACCGAACCAAGGATTCCGATCTATCCATGCGGATGTCTTCGGGTCCAGCTTGGGTGCCGCAGGTGCGGGGGCTGTTTGAGCGGACTGTACAACATCATTTTGCTGTTGTAAAGGGGTAGGCTTGAAATTTTGTGTTTGCTGCACTTTCATGCCTGCAAGCATCATTTCTTCCTGTGCGGAAGCAAGAGCCTCAGAATCCCCTGCATCGTACGCCTGCTTGAGTTTGGCCTTGGCATTGTCGAGTTCTATCTTTGCCAGCGTCTGGACTTTTTCCATGTACGCCTTCTCGCCACTTTGCACATATTCTTGCAAACGGCGGTTTTCCTCAACAAACGATTGCGCTAACTTTTCAAGTTCTTGCTTTTCGCTTAATGCCGCTTGTTTTGCACGCTCTTCGTCACGGCGTGCATAGGTCAGTTTCTCAATACGCTTGCGTACATTTGACGAATACGACTCCAATTCCTCTTCTGTAGGGTCTTCTACATGTTTGTTTTTGGTGTCGTATTGCGTCTCTGTGGGCGGGGTATCGTCAACAATTTCAATCTCAGGTTCTTGCTTTTCAACCTTTTTACTTACTTTTTCGGGTTCTTGCCCCTCGATTTCAAACTCAACCTTCGTTTCCGTATTTTCGTCTTTGACGTTGACTTGTACTTCGTCGGGGAATCTAAACGTATCGCCTTTAAATTTTGACATACTTGTCTCCTTAAGCGCGGCTTATGCCACGGGGGTCTTGCACGGTTGCTTCTACTTGGTCATCGTTGAGCAAGCGGAATTCTTTGCCGTGAATCTTTACGCGTGTTCCCGCATACGGGCGCGTCAAAATGAAATCACCTGCCTTACAGCGGGGTCCACTGGGGAATTTAGTTTCATCTTTGTAGCATTCGGGGCCAAGTTCCATCACATATAAGACAGGCGAGGTCATCTCGTCTGCTCTACGGGTGGCTTCAGCGCGAATGATGTTTGAGCCTTCAAACGTCTCAGGCACATCGATTACTGCCGCCAACAACATCCAACCTTTGGGGTTTGGCAACTGTTTGGCTCTGTCTTCGAAGGGGATGTTCTCAACTTCTTTTTCAGAAATTGCGGGTACATCAGGTATGGCATACATGCCGGGTTCTAGCGTGAGTTCACTCATCGTTTTTCTCCATCGTTTCTGCGAGGTCGATTAAATCCCTCTCTGCGTAGGCCAGTCCCTCGATCACCCCACAGAGTTTTTGGTATTCACCAAAATCAGCGCACTTGCCCGTAGCCACGTTATCGGCTAGTTCGTTCATGCGTTCGCGAAATTTCTTTCGTAGTATTTCAAGTTCTTTTATCAATCAGTTTCCTTCGGTTGTTGCGCCTTTTGTTGGGCGGATTGTTGTTGCATCTGTGCTTGGTTTCTAGCCACCTCAGCACCTATACGCAAGCCTTCGGCTTGTTGTTTAGCAGAGAGATTCAGCTTGTCACTCTCAGCTTTTGCGCCAGTCTGCATGCCAGCGATTCGTTCTTGGGCAGCGATGCGTTCGCGCTCGATGTCGAGTTGATCTGCTTTCGCAGCCGCATCCATCTGTAGTTTCTTCTCGGAAATTTCAACTTTCTTGCCTTCCAACTGCAACTTGGCCTGCTCGATTTGAACGGCTGGGTCTTGTGCTTGTTGTTGGGCTTGCTGTTGAGCAACCTCTTTCTGGTTGTTTTGTAGCAACTGCTGCGCGGCTTGTGCCACCAACGGTGCAAGTTGTGCTTCCACTTTCGGGTCCATCGGTTGGTCTGGTGCTGGTAGTGGCACGCCCAACTGCTCTTCGACTTGTTGGCGGTATGCAAACCCAAGGTGTTCTGCGATGTGTGCGTGTGCCGCCGCCATCAACATCTGAGCCTGTGGGTTCTGACCCAACACTTGTGCAATCTTGGGGTCTTGCATCGCCGCCATGTGGACAGCGATGTGGGCTTTGTGGTCTTGGGCGATAAACGCTTTGACTGGTTTGCCCTTCATGATATTCATGTTCTCTGTGACTGGGTCAACTGGCTTCATGTCGTCTTCCAACGGCACGAGTTTCTCAGCATGCTTAACACCCAACACATTTAACATCTGACGATGCAGTTGTGGCAAGTCATAAATCTGTGGTGACTGTTGTGCCATCTGCATGACGGCTTGGTACTGAACAACGCGTTGCGACATGGTCGCGGCGTTGGGGTCACTTACAGGAATAACTTCTACCTTGTGGTAGTCAGACTCTTTCGCTTGTGCGCCGCGTGGACCATCAGCATCGTAGGAATAGTCTGGGTCTGTGTAGTCGCGGATGATGCCAGCCAAGAGTTTTAATTCTTGTTTCAAGCTGTAGTGCAGTCGAGCCTGTACAGCAGACATCACCTTTAACATGCGCTCAAGGATAGCAAGCGTAGTTCCCACGGGCGCGTTCGCGCTCATGTCACTCACCTTCATATCAGCAACCGCCGCAAATCTGCGTGCGTCATCAACGATCTGATTCATCAACGCCAACAGCGTTTGGCTTGGCTCTTTGTATGGCAGGTTGACGATGTTGTCTTTGAGTGTGCCTGATGTGATGTCCACATCACGGTACTCGCCCGGTGCGATGGGAGTGTCGTCTCCTTTGATACGCAAGCCACGGGTCTTCAAACCGCCGGGCAAATTAGACAGCGTACCCGCATCAACCAACTGGCGTGTAAGAGATGTCGCGCTCTTAGCGGCACCACCAATCAAGTGAATCAAACCAAAGCCATACGCTCCAAAGCCGGGTATATATTGGTAATGTACAAAGTGCTGACGCGCTTGATGTAGTTTGTCGTTCTCTTTCCAGTTGCGACGGATAGACAAAATCTCTTTGGTGTCTTTGACCATCGTGATGACGTATGGCAGGGCGATGCCTGTCTCTTCGCCATCTTCGTCTTTATCTTCGAAGCCCGCCAAATCAAGTTCAACGTGCATCTCAAGCAACTGGAAGCGGTCATCGTATGACGCGCTAAAGCCTGTCTCTTTGTCTTTGGCTTTCTGAATCTCGTCAACTGTTTTGCTTGGTTCACCCAACTCGATGTCGCGGTAAAACCCTGCATTGATAAGACGCTTAATCTCGTTCTCGCTTTTGCGCATGCGGTGTGTCACGCGGGGTGCGAGTGTCATCTCTGATGTGCCGTACGGCAGAATCACATCTTCTGCTGGTATGAACATCGATACTTGGCGACCAAGGCTTGGGTCGTAGTACACCTTCTTAAATGCTGAACCTGAGATGGGCAAGTTCCATAACATCTTCTCATGCTCTGGGCGGTACTCAACCATGACTTCAGTCAACTGATAGTTCATGTCATCTTGCACGCGCTTGGCGGCTTCTTCTTTCTCGCGAGTGTCTTTGCCAATGATTAGAGTCTTCACAGGCCCCATCGCTGGGAATGTCTCCATGATGGTTTCAGATTGGAAGCGAACAACTGCTTCTGTCAACATGGGGTGGAACACACCACACGCGCCGTTCCACGGCTCAGTGCGCTCTTCGTACTGCAACCCAAGAAGTTTTAAACCTTCTGTGTAAGTCTTCTCCCACTCTTTGCGACTACTGATGTCGTTGTCGTAGTCTTCTAGCAAGTCACCAGATAACTGATTTAACTCGCCCTCATCCATGTGGTCGGCTAAGTTGTCGTTGAAGGCTGTGCCGTCTTTGCCTTTTTCTTCGCCCGGTGCGATTGTGATTTCTACACTGCCATCATCGAGAGTCACCATGTCTGGGTTATCTATCTCGATTTCTAAGGCTGGACCTGATGTATCTTGCAAGCCCATCGGTGCGCCATAAATTGCTTTGTCAATCGCCATATTTTTCCTTAGTAGTACGCCGCTTTACGCGAACGCGACAAATAATTTCTGTCTTCATAGTCGGTGTCAAGACGAATAAATCCGCCGTTGCGATAGCGTTGCAACGCCATTGACGTGCAGTCAACCATGTCGTCATTTTCAGAGGCTGGGAATGCGGCTACTTGCTCAACCACAGCTTCCGCCCAGCGCCTACCCGCAGGATACCAGACCATGCCTGATCTGAACACATCAGCAACAGCGTTCAAACGTGCCACTTTGTCACCCGTGCCCCTGTGTGGGGTGAATTCTGCCACGGGAATTCCCATTCGCCTAAATTCTTGGAACAGTGGGGTGCCGTTGGACTTCTTCTCAACAACGAACGAGTCAGGTTCCCACTCCTTGTACTCGCGCATGCACAAGTCTTTCAACTCAGGAAACTCCACCCGCACATTGATCGCGTTCAGCAGTATTAAGTGCGCCGCACCTTGGGTCAACTCATCATCTTCAAACACGCCCCATGTCAACAGGGCTGAGAAGTCGGCACGGTTGTTCTTTTCTGCCGCCGCGTCAAGCGTCATGATGATGTATTCGCAGTCTGGCGGGTCTTCCCTCTCCCATAGCTTCCACCACTCGCGCTTAATGATGGCACCTTCTTCGGATGTGGGGTTTTGTTGGTACTGCGCGTTCCATTGGTACGCGGGCATAGACGCACGGGTGCGGTGCAGAGCCTTTAAGTCGTAGAAGTCAGGCCACAACGCCCGCTCTTCTGGCGTATTTTCGTTAAATATCGCTGGAAACTCGAAAAACTCGTACTGATCGGACTCGCCGTTACGCGCCATGTCTTTCGCCATGTTCCCAATCAAGTCATTGGGGTGCCAGCGTGTATGTACGATAGCCACACGACCGCCCGGCATCAAACGCGTACGCGCACCAAAGGTAAACCACTCATACGCCTTGTGAAATACCTCATAATTGCCGTTAATGATGTCTTGTTCGTTGTGTGGGTCGTCAACTAATAGTAAATCCGCGCCCCTACCAGCCAAAGCAGAGCCAACACCTGTTGCAAAGTACTCTCCTCCTGCGTTAGTATTCCAGCGTCCTGCACTTTTTGAGTCAACTGCTAGTGTTACAGTGGGGAAAATCTCTTTGTATGCTGGTTGATCGACCAAATTTCGCACTTTTCGACCGAAATCGACCGCCAAATCTGAGGTGTGGGACACCATAAGTACTTTTTTATCAGGGAAATTGCCTAGAAACCATGCTGGAAAGTAAACCGACACAAGAAACGATTTGCCGTGACGCGGTGGAACGGATACAGCCACGCGGTCTTTGCGCCCAAACGCCATATCTTCTAGCAGGCCAGCCAACTTCCTATGGTGTGCACCAATCTTATAGTCAGGGTTCATACGCACACAGAAGTCCAAGAGAGAATCTCGCGACGCCCGCGCCACTTCGCGACGCTCGACTTCCACGACTTCTTCTTCCAAAGCAAGCAACTCTTCCTCACTGAGCAAAGACAGGTCTTGGTTCAGTAAATTGCCTAATTCAAGTTCGGAAGTCTCGTCCATCGGTCTTGGTGTTATCCACTACTAGAGTTACAGGTGTGTCGTCCAACATATCATCTGCCGCTTCGCGCAGACTTACCGCCTTGACTGGCAGTTCTTGAATATCCTCGGCCTTACTGCGAACTTGCAGTAGTTTGGAAATCCGCTCTTTAATAGACGCTTGCAACTCGATGGTCGTTTTGTGCTTGACCGTGACTTCACTGCGTTCTATAAAGAGGCCAACATCGCCAATCTTACCAAGTAACTCTAAAGACCGCATCCTGATTTTGGCATCGGGGTTGGTAGATTCTTCAATTAACTTATTAGTAACGTAGGTGCGAATCTGCACCGCTGACTTGACGACCACATGGTCGTACTCGCTCAGAATCTGTTTCAAGTGCATCACCGACCCAGCGGTGTTTACCGTAGCTATGTTTGCTGGAATGGTAGATGGGTCCGTGGAATCCGTGATTGACGCGTGGAATCCAGCCCTTGCCTTGACCATGTCTTCTTCGTTGGGGGTGTCATCTGCCCCAAACGCTTTCAAGAACTCGACAGTTTTAAAGAGCGCAGCCACCTTCTCGTGCAAATTCAGCACGTCTTTTTCTGCCTCTGGCAGAGGGTGGGATAACTCTGGGACGCAATTAAACATGGGCGCACTATACCAAAAAATAATAGAACCGGTTAAAAAATATTGATGGGGGTGTGTTCCGGAACGTGGGGGGTGGGGTCTAGGTGGCTGGAAATACGAAGGGGGTGGGGGGTCAATTTGAAATTTGTTGGACATCATTCGTGTGGAATACAGTGTAGAGCAGCCACGGGACTCCAAGCCCATAGCGGGACGGT